TTATTTTTTCTTGGTCTTACTGGCATATTTCTTTGATAATTGGGCTTCTAATAGCCTGCGGACTACTACCACCAATACAAAGAGTAAGCGCTCGTATCCTATATTTTTTAATTGTTTGCATATCTTTTCTACTTGATAAAACTTTGATAAATCATCCCATGCTTCTTCTTCAGGGATTTCTTTTATTGAGAAACAGTTCAATTTATCCATGTTTTCCTTTCATTCAATGGTGGGACAAGCCAAGTATATTATATCATAAGAAACCAAAGGCTTACAAGTGGCCTTTTGTTACAGGTTATAGAGAAGGACTTAAAATTAGTGACTACATCGGAGCCTTTAGACTCGCAGGCTAAATTCTATATAGCAACAATCAATAGTCTCGGTCATTCTGTATTACTAGAAACTATTCGATCTGCTGTTTTTTATCTTAATAACTCAAATCAAATCTGCAAAAGTCGTTTTTTCAAACTTGAGTTAAAAGAAGGTAAAAGTTGTTATGCTTTCATACAAGGGTCAGGATTGGATGCCATGCTAAACGAATGGAATCTTGAGTATGATCCTTTTCAAATTAGAGTAAATTTTAATTATCTTATAAGGCACTCACTATGAAAGTTTCAGCTATCGTATGCCATCATAAAGGAAGATTGATTTTGAAAGCTTTACAATCTCTCAAAATACAGAAAAATGTAGAACTTGAAATTATTGTTGTAACTTCCTGTCCTAATGTTTCATTTTACGGAGTAAAAACAGTTTTTATAAAGGGGCTTCCGGCCTACAAAAGAAATATTGCGCTTAGATACGCAACTCATGATTATATTGCTTTTTTTGATGATGATGTAGAATTAAAAGAAAATGCAGTATTTGAAATGGTCAATTTTCTTGAGAAATATCCTCAGGTTGGTATGGTATTTGGAAAACTTCTCAATATGGAGTTCAAAGATAGATTTGATGAGGCTGGAAGTTATCTCACCAACACAGGATTTCTTTGGGCAAGATCCGAAAGCGGAGTGAAAGATACCGGACAATACGATTCCTTTGAACCTATTTTAGCTGGTAAATCAGCATCTTGCATTATCAGAAGAAAAATTTTTAGTGATATTGGAATGTTCAATCCATTTTACGGAATACTTGGAGAAGAAACTGATCTTGCCTGGAGAGTTTGGCTTTATGGACATTTAGTTTATTACATTCCAACTTCCATTACTTACCATGCTTTCAATACTAAATTTAAGCCAAAAGATTTTTATACAGCAGAAAGAGTTTATTTTAACGGATGCAGAAATTATCTTACAATGCTAACAACTAACTTGGAACTTCATAATCTAATTATCCCTCTCTTTATTCAGATTTGTGCATGGATTATTGCATCATTTGGAATGGTATTAAACGGTCGTTTTCTTGCAAGTTGGAATATCATAAAAGGATTGTATGCTTATTTTACACATCTTGATGTAATTTTAGCAACAAGAAAAAGGATACAAATTTATAGAGTTAAGAAAGATTCTGAAATATTTTCGATTATAAGAAAGAATCCCCCATTATCTTACTACTTAAAAAGATTGTTAAATTATATTAAGACAGGTTTGCATGGTTGAAGATTATTGGCCTACTCTCTATGATGATCCTTATGCGTTTAAAAGAATAAAGAAGTCAGTTGAATTAGCTGATTTAAAATCTAGTTTTAGAGTTCTCGATGTTGGTTGTCACAAAAAAGAACTCAGGGAACTTCTCCCATTAGATACCGATTATCACGGAATGGACATAATCCAAGGCGATAACTTTGATGGCGGCTTTGAAAGACTCAAATGGATCTACAAATTAGACGAAAAGTTTGACCGAATATTTTGTTTAGAGACTTTAGAACATTTGAAAGATCCTGGGGGAACCCTAGAGTCAATTCGGGATTGCTTGAAAGACGACGGAATTGCCGTTATATCGCTTCCGAATGAAGCAACTATATTTCACCGAATAAGGGGGCTTTTCGGAGTTATGGATCAAGAATGTTTCTCTTCTTCTGGAAAGCATCTTCACTTGCCAAGTCTTAAACAATCTCGAAATTTTGTTTCTAAGTATTTCCATATTGAAAAGGAAAGCTATTATATTAATCTTTTTATTAGTTCTTCACAGCAAGCAAACCTACTAAAAATGACAAAATTGCTCCCAGAACATACCTGGCAATTTCTAGCAGATAAATTTCCTTCATGGTTTTCTAGAGGGTTTATATTTAAGTTGAGAAAGAAAACTTCCATCTGATTTTCTTTTTAACTTAATTTTAATCATATAATGTGGCAAAATTTTCTCCAATGTTCTTCAACTACTAATCTAACACCCCTTGCTAGATAAGTAAAATCTTCCCAGCATTTTATGTCCTTAATTTTATTATACCAAAATTCAGGGTGTTTGTAAACATCGTAGTACAAAGGCACACGACTATGTCCGATTGATTTTGGATCGGGGGCTGTTCTTGGTGGGTTATATATAGAAACCTGACCTGTTTTTGCGTAACCTTTTCTAAGAAGGAATTGAAAGTAGTCTCTTGTATTTTTCTCCTCTTCTTCTGTTTCCCACGGATACGAAGTCATCGAAGTGATGTGCGGCTCTAGCCCCACATCTGCCATAGCCTTGATATTTTTAGTAACATTGGCCTGATGCTGACCCTTCCTGATGATATCCAATGTTTTCTGATTTGCTGATTCAACGCCGACTAGGATGAATCGGAATCCAGCCTCTTTCATCATATCGAAATCAAGTTTAACTGGTTTCATATTGCAACCAACTTTAATCTTTTTATTTCTATTATTTTTTCTCATTTCAGAGCAAAAATCATCCAGCCATTTTCCTACTGGGAATGTTCCGGAATCGTCAAAGACTTCCTTGTAACCATTAGCTATGAGATTATCTATTTCTTCCATGACATGAGCTACAGAACGTGTTTGCTGGGGTTCCCCATGCTCTAGTTTATAAGTATCAATGCAAAATGTACATTTTCCCCACCAACAGAGGTTAGAAGCCATCATGTGTGTGGCAGGATGAAACTTATAATTTCCGTATGATTGCCAACGCTTGTTCTTACCATCCGTAAATTCACGGTTAGGAAATGGGAGTTTGTTAAAATCAACATCAATTTGGAAATCATTTTCAATGATTTTATAAAAACCTTCTCTGTGAAATTTATTAAACCAATCTTCTGCCCTAAAATGGTACCCCTTATTTTCATCCCACTCAACATGATGTCCTTGATTCCTTAAATAAGTCGCATACATAGCTAAATGAGCAGGATATACCCAAACTGGTTTCTGAAACTGCCGCTGCTGATTCCATGGACTAAGAGGAAAGAGGTATCTCATTCTTCTTCCTGTTTGTTAGGCATTGGGGATGTCCTTTCTCCCATAATTTTTTTGTGGAGATATTCTTAAGATCATACTTCTGAATCCATGTATTTATACGAAGTCCATCCTAACGAACATCTAGAAGAAAAATTATAGAAATCATGCGAACCAAAATTATGCAAAAGCCCTCCTAAGAAAGAGCGAAATTTCGGACAAAATCTTTCCTTCAAGATATATCTTTTATTAGTGAAACTATTAAATTCCTCTTGATCTGTTTTGTCAATTTCAATAAGTTTTAATCCACATCTGCATATTATCGGTATTTTCTGATTAATTTTAGTCATTTGATTCCTTCAATTTTCACATTTTTGTTCCCACACCGATACTTAATTGCTGAATCTATCGTCTGACATTCAGGCGAAACAGCTTCCAAATGATAGATCCCAGTTGTCAAGTTCTTCATTTTTAAGTGAGGTGCATAGGCAATATCAAATATCTTCCCCATATCTATCAGTTGATATTCGCTTCGTTTGTACCACTCATTGGATTCCTCAGTCACTGTTTCGATAACACGCCCTAGAGATACCATTCGTTCAATCCCGTACTTACGGATAAATTCCGCTTTAATATCAGCATTTTTTTCATTTTTGAAAAACTCAATGTCCAACTTTTCTTTTGGGGTTTCAACGAGTTTTCTAGGCACATTCACCCCATGCAAACACCAAATGGAATATCCATCTTTGAATGAAATAGCTGGTTCTGATTCATGATGCAACTGAATTCCTTTTCTGTGGATATGAATTGGTCGATCAGAAATAAAACAAATACCTTTAAAATACCAGATAAATCCAATTTTTTTCGATAATTCAAAAAAGTTATTCAATGTCATTATTTCAAAGTCTTTGTATTTTATTCCGATACTCATTGGAAACAAATAATACGCTTGCCAAAAAACATCAACATTTCCCCAATAAACATTTTCAAACCGTTTAAGTTTTTTAAGATTGCTCTTAAGATTGCTCTGAATATTGTCCTGAAGATTGTCCTGAAGATTGCTCTGAAGATTGCTCCGAAGATTGCTCCGAAGATTGCTCCAAAGATTGCTCTGAAGATTGCTTCGAATATTGCCCTGAAGATTGCTCTGAATATTGTCCTGAAGATTGCTCCAAAGATTGCTCTGAAGATTGCTCCAAAGATCGCTCTGAAGATTGTCCTGAATATTGCCCCGAAGATTGTTCCAAAGATTTTCCTTAAGATCGCTCTGAAGATTGTCCTGAATATTGCCCCGAAGATTGTTCCAAAGATTTTCCTTAAGATTGCTCCGAAGATTGCTTCGAATATTGTCCTGAAGATTGCTCTGAAGATTTTCCTTAAGATTGCTCCAAAGATTGCTCTGAAGATTGCTCCAAAGATTGCCCTGAATATTGTCCTGAAGATTGCTCTGAAGATTGTCCTTAAATCTTGTTGACAATTCATATAATATATTCATGACCAAATTAAACATCAATGGACTATCAACATACCAAATAGCAGGAGCTGGCAGACCCAAATAATTTTTATAAATAAAATCTAATAGCTTCTTATGATCTGTAATGTTACGTTTTATCGGTTCTGTAGACAAACCAATCTTTAAACATTCGTCCCTGAAATTGATCAGATTTCTTTCTTGTTCTTCAGTAAGTTTTTCGATCATTTTAATCTACCACCTTTTTTTTCATTTCTTTTAGGAAGTCATATTCATTGGCTCGGTCAATTTCCCAAAAGCCAGATTCTAATATTTCAGTGTCATGACGCTTTTCGTCCACACAAAAAATTTTCACTGGAACTTCGTTTTTCAAGAAAAAAACTCCGTTTTTCTCGTAAAGATCAACTCCCTGAATATCTTCAAGACAATGATGATTTCCTGTCGTTTCAGAGTTAGCAACTATATAGTGTCCATCTTTTGCTTTGATCTGTTTCAAACCTGCCGGTAATTCTTTTATCTTTACTATAACAACCTCGCCGTGAAAATACGTTTTCATTTTATTCTCCTTTACCGAGATATGCACTTGCTTCTGTTATTTTGTATATTTTCATAAAATGTTCTCAAGTATGTATTTGATTACGGAACAGTTAAATCCGTTTCCAAGTACTTTTTTTCGTGCTGTTTTTGATAATCCTTCCGAGTAATTATCTGGCAGCGATTGTAGTCTTTCACATTCAATCGGAGTTAATGGACGAAAATAATCTTTTAATACCACCAAGCTATCAGTAGAAACGGTAGTCAAAGAGTTTGATTTTCCATCTTTTCTTATTTCAAGAGTTTTACCTTTCCCCTCTCGTGTTCTTTTCGCCTCGCCAGTTATTAAATACAGTCCAGTTTTTGCTCCACGCCCACCACCATTAGCTGATAAACAAACGCTCTTGCCGTGAATTGAATAAATCCTATCGCCCGGTCCACCCTTGCCGATACTCGCAATTCTTATCGGTTTGTCTTTAAAAACATAGTTTCCTTGATGTCTTTTAATAAAATCGTTGATAAAATCTTTTTGATGAGCTGTTAGACAATACGCCTTTTCTTTCACCGCCTCACCGCTTTCTATAATGTTTTTTAGGTATATTTTTTTATCTGTCGGTTGTAATATATCCACTTCTACATAATCAGCACTATCCCAATGACCAATATGTCTTTTGTCTGCCAATTTTCCAATCCAAAATAATCTTTTTCTCTGTTGTGCAGAAAATAAAGAAGCGTCAATCATAATCGGTTCTATGTCATGAAGCGTTTCCGTAATTATCTGCTTCGCCTCTTTTGACATACTTGCAACATTTTCCAGCACGAAGTATTTTGGTTTTAATTCTTTTAAGATACGAACATACTCCCAAAATAAACCACTTCTCTTTCCGTCCAACCCCTCTCTGTTCTTTTTAGCAATACTCAAATCTTGGCACGGGCTTCCACCTATAAGAAAATAAATATCAGTTTCAGCTAACTTTCCTTTACCATAATGCAGTTTTCCGCCAGTGCAATCAATATCTTTTATATCCCCTAATTGCTCTGTATTTGGATGATTTTTTTGCGTAATTTGAATAGCGTTTTTATCAATTTCAGAAGCGTAATACTCCACTTCATACCCCAATTCCTTGAAGGCTTGTTGTGCTATTGAAATTCCGTCAAATAGTGCGAGTATTTTCATAAAATTGAATCCAAATCATCTTTATAAATTTGATACCAGCCATTAGATGAAACGCCACCCTCAAAAGTAGATTTATCTAATAACTTTTGTTTGATTTCGGCTAAAACACTTTCTGCCACTAAAAGCATTGTTTTTTTATTAGCTTCTGGCAAATCATCAAACGCTACTTTACATTTTTCGTTGGTATCCCAATTTGTTTTTTGTGCAAACCTTTCATACTCAAGGTGTATAAAGTTTGCTAATTCATATACGCTATTTTTTATATTTTCCCTTGTAGCTGTGTTTCGGTTTGTGAAATCTTTTTCACACCACGCCCTCAAGCGTTTCTTTGCAATTTCGCAGTATTTCTCGCTCCTTGTTGGTTGGTTTAGGTGTGTAATCTCTCTCATATCCTCAATCCTTCTCTAGTTTATTTCGTTCGGCAATCATGACGTCTGCCATAAAGTAAGCATTTTCGGCAATAATTTCAGCGTTTGTTCTTTCTTCTCTAACTGTTTTTTCATTTAACCATATTGATCTTACTTCTTTAGACATAATTCCCTGCATAGCCTTTGCCGCAAAATAGTCTCGAAGCGTCATGTCTGTTCTTCCTTTTCCAGTAAAATCAGGGAATGCATAAATTACATCTTAATACTACAGCACAATTGATCGTATTTTTTTTAATTCTTTATCTGAAATAATTCCTCTAGATTTTTTCTTTTTACATTTCCAATGAATTGAATTGTCATTTTTGAAAGGACTGAACAGAACCTTCCTTTTACAAACTCTACATATAAAATTAAATTCAGTTTTGTAAGGATTCATTATTTTATTCCACTAATAGAACAAATTCTGTATCACAATCCCAAATTTTTAAGAACCCACTTTTAATGTAAATATTCTGTGCTTCTAACCTTCTTATGTATTCTGGGTTTCTGAGGTCAGAACATGGAGTTGTACGAATTCTTATATTTTTTTTCGTGTCATTAAAAAATGATACTACGATTTTGGGAAACTTTTTATTTGTTTTTTTCATGTTACCCTCTGTTTAATCAATTTAATCCCAAACTTCAATATCTTTTCTTGCAGTTTTATTTTAGCCGCATCATCCGTCGCCTTAGCCGCCGCATAAGCCGTCCCATAAGCCGCCGCATAAGCCGCATTAGCCACCGCATAAGCCGCATCAGCCACCGCATAAGCCGCATTAGCCGCTGCATAAGCCGCATTAGCCTTCGCATCAGCCGTCGCATTAGCCTTCACATCAGCCGCCGCATCAGCCACCGCATAAGCCGCCTTAGCCACCGCATAAGCCGCATTAGCCGCTGCATAAGTCGAATTAGTCGCTGCATTAGCCTTCGCATCAGCCGCCGCATTAGCCACCGCATAAGCCGCCACATTAGTCGCATGAGCCGCATTTTTCGTTTCTCCACATGGATCTTTAATCCATGCTTTCGCCGCTTCTATCGATTTTCTTGGGCGGTCATCTTTTGGATATTTCTTCTCGTAAATCCCAAGAACTTGTTTAGCCGCAAAAATAGCATATTTAACGCTTTCTTTGTGAAACATAAACTGAACAATCAGCCAGTTGGCATCAACGTAATGGTCATGTTTCGTCATAGTTTTAATTATTTTTTCGATAGTCAGCTCTGAATCTTTTGGGAACAGTTTAGCGTATTTTTCTTGCGTTCCAGTGCAAGGATTGAAAGCAAGCACATCAGCCCAAGTAATTGTTTTCATATAAATTTATTCCTCTTTCGGTATCTGAGGTAATTTTTCATCTGGATTAATTTGATTCAGTAAATCCCAATTACCCTTTTTAATCTGCTCAATTTTATTAGTCGCTTTTTCGATTCCTTCATGGCATTTATTAATTTGCTTTTCGTGATAACTTATAAGTTCTTTAAGTGTTAAAGTTCGTTCATAAATATAACGTAGTTTTCGTTTAACTTCTAACTTTTTTCTTTCAGTTATCTCAGTTTCTAATTCTATATATGTTTGTTCTGTAAGTTCTTCAAGATTTAGTTTTTCTTGTGTCATAACGCACCCCCAATTTGTTTTAAGCTACAATCTACATATTCTCTATTCTCGCTATGATAAGATTCCCAAGACCCGAATTTTATCAGCTCATCCTTAAACCCATTCTTTTCCGCTATCGCATCACATAAAATCTTGATTAAATTCTGTGAATCAAATTTTCTGATCTTGCCATTCTTAAAGAAGAAATTGTAATAAAATATTAAGTCCAACTTAAAAAAACACGAATCTTTGTGCGGTTTAAGTAAAGGAATAATTTCTTTTGCTTGTGTTTTCCAAGTTCTAACTTCCGGTTTCATCTCAATTCGTTTCTGTGAGAATATAACGTAGTAAATTGTATTGACGGAGGGGGGAATGGAGGGAATCGTAAAATTTACTTCTTGTAATATTTCCCACTCCATTCCCATTTTGCACCTAAAACTTTTTTTAAAGAACTGGCTTGAAGTTGCTCAGTTCATTTTTGTAATCTCCGGTTCCAACATATTCACCGGACTCATTTTTCTTTGTCATTTCATTTTTCCGAATATCCGCGATAAATTCTTTTCCTTTTAAAAGGTTAAAAAAATCATCGTTAATTTTTGGAGGATTAGAAATGTCAAAACCAAGTGCTTTCAAAAAGCGGGAGTATGGGAAACGAGATTGTTTTCTCCACCATTCTGAAGTATAAACTGCTTCGTTAAACCACGTAAGTAATTCGGCAAACAGATTTTTTCCTGCGTATTTTCCGTTTCCGTCCACTCCAAGTGGCCCAACAGCACATCTTACATTTAACTTAGCAGTCATCAAAAAACCTTCTTTTTTGAAAGTTCTCGGTTCAACATTTTCTATCCTGAAACGAATAGAACGAGCTGGCTCAATTACATCACCACCAGTTTGCCCGCTTAAATTCCCCGTTTCAGGAAAATCAATTACTTCAAACGGCACTTCATCTTCCATAACTATTTCTCCTTTAGTTGGTTTGGGTTAAAGATATGTAGAATCCCATCAGGATTTTCAACTACTACCCTCATTTTTCCTGAAAGTTTTCTAAATTTAGAGACAACCACTCCTTTGAATTTATAGTCACCTCCTATTTTGGTAACTTTTGATCCTTTTTTCATTTTATTGTATCAACCGAAGTTTTTAAAACATCGTACAATGATTTTGCTGTAATGTCAAGAATTGCTGGAAGTCCGTATCTATTTTTTCCGGTAACGACTGTTCCAAAAGCAATTGTTTTATCGCAATAGACCTGATATTTAATTTTGTTGTCTGTCCCAAGTTTGTTGTCCATGTAAAGACTTGCACCGATCAAACCTTCAATTTTGTTTCTGTAACTACCTTCGATTGCAGGTGCAATATCGGAGTCAAGAGTAACCTTTCTTGCAATCGCCTTAAATTTTTCTGTCCCCTCGACTATATCTCTGCTTTCTCGTTTAAGGTGGCAGGTCATAACCACATTCAGGCCAAGTCTTGTTGCCATAACAAGAATATTTGAGGGGATAAATCTTTGAAGAAAAAGTCCAAGTGCCCGATACATAGCTTGCTGGTCAAGATTGCCTGTCTTTTGACTTCTAGCTTCTTCAAATTCATTGATGTATTGCCACCTCATATCAACAAAGTAGGTGAGTCCATCTAAAAGAAGTGTCTCAATTTTTTTTTCTTTGGCAAGAACCTCTACATGAGACAAGCATCCATAAATACTGAATCTTTCTTCTGGATTAACAGTTTCCTTAAATACTTGTTGTAATTCCGCTTCTGATTTGTTACGAATATATTCATACCACACCAAGTTTTCAAGTAATTTCTCATTCCCCTTTTTGTAAAGTGTGTCCAATCCGCTTGGGTCAAAACAAATTGCGTAAACTTTCGGGAAGCTTAGAGCTGAATGTGTTTTCCCGCTACCGAAATGTCCTGATAAAAGGATTGTGTAAGCAGGTTTTTTAGATTTAAATTCAGTTGAGTCTGGCATATATTCTCCTATTTTTGATCTTCCGAAAAATTAATTGCTAGACCGGAAGGAACTACGTTTGTAGATTCTCCAACTCTTAGAATAGTTTTTTCTGGAACTATCTGAACTCCCTGAAAAAGGTTTTTCATTTTCTCAGCTTGTGCAGTTGCAATTTCAACTTTAGCTCTCCAAGCACCTGAATCACCTGCATATAAAGACTCTCTTTTGAGAGCCTGTACTTCTGCTTCAGCTTCACCTAATGCCAAAACACCGGATGCCTTTGCCAGATTTGCGTCCCTTTCTCCCTCTGCTTCTAAAACTCTCTTTTGTTTTTCTGCGCCAGCCTTTAAAATTTCCTGTTCTGCCTGTGCTTCAGCCTCTTTGACAACTCCGATTTTCTTGGACTCGGCTTCTTGTCTTGCTTTCTCAACTTCAGCCTGAGACATGGCAAAAATCCGCTTTGCTTCTTCCTGGGCGGCAATCGTTTCTTCCTGTTTTCTTAGTTTTTGCTGACCTGCCAATTGTTTTCCAGCAATTTCAGCTTCATACTGTTCTCCTAAAGAGACTTTGTAGAGAATCGTGTTTTCTACATAAATTCCTCTTGCCTTGAAAACGTGATGATTTTTGAGGGCATTATCAACTTCCTCCCCAAAAGCAACAAATCCCTTTCCTGAATAAATTTCAAGAGCTGTTTTAGGTCTTGCCGTTTCATTTATAACGTCTTGTATAGTTCTCTTTAAAATAACACTTTCATAGTCATCCTTAAGTCCATCGTTATGAAGACGGACAATGGAAACTGGATCAAAGATTGGCAAAGTATTTTTTTCTTCCCATCCAACCCTATAATTTACGGACAATGAGATCCATGCTTTTTGTCCGCCATTTTCACCAATTTCTACCATGATTGGAGGATACTCAGCATCCTTATTACCTTGCTCCCAATCAAAGGTTATTTTTTGAGTTCCAATATCATATTTAAATATTTGCGTTGTCCATCCGCAATAAATTTTGGTACCGGAAAGCCAGACATCACTCAAAACCCCTTTAAAAATGTCCTGGCGCACAACAGCTTCATGGCCTTGAATAGTAACGAAAGCTATAGTTTTGGCAACAAATACAAAAGCAAAGACCAAAAGAATAGTCATAATAATCAGTTTAATTTTCATTTTTTATCTCCTTTTATGTTTTTCTTTATTTTATTGGATAACCAGAAAAAACCTTTCTCAATCTCCTTTCCCTCAGAAGTAAACAAAGCATGACAGATATTAATAATCAGCCATAAAGTTATTAAAATTAAAGTCATTTCTAAAAAAGGGATTATAAGTTGCATTATTTTTTCTCCTTTAGTTTATAGTAACTCATGTTCTCAATCAGTTCCCGATCTTCAGGCCATCTCCAACCAGGATCACATAACTGTCTATAAACACACCACTTACAACTATTTGTATTCATGCCGTAAAAATTCTCAGCTTTGCTTTTCTCGATCATGGAAATCCAGTAAGCTGTGTCTTTCTCTTCTATTTTTAACTGTTCTCGGTTCCTATTGAACATCTGTCTTTCTAATTTGTACCAAAATCCGGCAGGTTCTCCTTTATATTGTCTACTTCTGTAACCAACTCCAATGGCATTGATATAAAACCCTGAACATGACCCATATTTTTTAAATATATGACTTGTGTATTTTGTAATTTGGGAATTTGGTGAAAACTGTGTCCAAAACTCAAAAGAAAGGTAGGCGTTACGCCCCCCCACGACTTTGTGATCCAAGCCATAATATTCTCCCGAATCCTTTAATTTAACTACTAAATCTAAGACTAGCTTAAAATCTTCTTCTTCCGCATATCCCATTTCTTCTTCTTCTTCAACTGATATTATTTCAAAGCGTTTAAAGTCATTGGTGTAATGCTTTACATAGTTTTCGAGGATGGTTACTCCGTTAGCTTGAGTCTTGGCCATATCTTCAGGATCAAGCTGAACAGAATAATTCTCTTTAAAAATCTGTATTGCTTTTTCCAATGAATCTCCCGTATAAATCAGTTTCAAGGCTTCGTGCATTGCTTTCCCGTAAACTAGGTGATGATCGTCTTTATCATCTTTTACTTTGTTTAGTCCTACTTCGTATTTAAAGTAATAAGAGAGGGGACAATTCTTAAACTGTTGAATACGAGAATTGGAATAACTCATCTATCCTCGATATGTTCCGGTTCTTCATTGGAGTTATATTCTGAAACTTCTGAATCTTCTAAGAAAACATTTGTCGTTTCGCCTTCTTCGATCTCATCATAGGCTTGACTGAACGCATCTTCTACTGTCTTGCTTGTATCATTAAATTCAACTATAACCTTCTTATACACTTTAAAGAGAGCTGTTAGACGTTTCATGGTAACTCCTTTTTGATTTCAGTTCTGTCTAATTCTTGTAATGCACCTAAAGCATGATAAACCAGTCTTTCCATCTGTTGTTTTCTTAAATAAATTACCATGCTTCCAAGTCTTACTACAAAGTGGTTTATCCTGAAATCAGATATAACTTCTGCATCTTCTTTAATAAAATCTACCGTAATTTCTGCTTTCGGATCATCAAATGTGTGAAAAGATAGGAACATTTTACGCCTCCATTTGTTTTCTTATATATTCAAAGAAACGGATTTTTTCTATCTTATAAGCAAGTATTAAATCCAAATCTTTTAAAATAAGCACAATTTGAGGTGGTTCAAGAGCTGCTATCCAATGATGAAATTTCTCTCTTTCTAGATCAAATTGGTGAGCATCGGTCTGCATAAAAACCTCTTTCGTTTGCTTTACAGTTTTCATAAATTATTTTAATTCCTCATAAGCTCTTTTCAATTTTTGATATTTGGTTAAATAGTTGATGGTTTCGGTTGGCAAAACTTTTCTTTTGAGGCAGGAAATTCCACAGTTATAAGCTATCAATATATTATCGTCCGTTACCGGATAGTTATAATGCCTAAGCATAGATGGAATTCTTTGATGAAGATACCAAGAGGCTACTTTCTCCGAGAGCTTTGTATCTGAGAGAGCATCATAAGAGATTTTGCTGTTTAGGTGATACGCATTGTAATCAGCAAGACATATCGGCGTTATCTGATAAAGCCCTTTTGCTTTGGATTGAGGATTGTAAGCGTTTGGATTTCCGCTTGATTCCATGATCGCTATTATTGCTAGTATAATTATCGGATTCATAACTACCTAAAATTGTATCATTTTACTATACAGTCTGTCAATTTTTTTAATGATTATTTTCAAACCTATTTTTACACCCAAAATGCCAGTTTGTGGTTTCAGTTTGTAATTTGTGACTTTCAATGTCACAAACAGCACCTAAACCCTTTGGCTGTATACTTTCAGCCAGTTTGTGATTTAACCAGTTTGTTAGTTCTCCTATATATATATATATAATATAATAACAAACACAAACTGAAAACTGGTTTGTTTTCAGATGATTTTTGGTATCCATATTTCCTTATTCTTGTCGTGAGTTTTTTGGATGGAAAAAAGAGCAGTTGTTTCGGGCTTTAGTTTTAGGGTTCGTAACTGGTTATAAGTAATATCACATTCTTCAAGAATAGTTGAGGCATCGAGTTGTCTTTTAGCTTTTAAAGAACTTTCAAGAAAGGAAAAAAATCTTTCAACATGACTGCCACGCTTATGAGCCGGTAAATTTGATGCTTCGTTTAATGTCCATGTTTCGGGATTAAATTCTAGGTGTATTTTTCTTCTTGTGTCCGATCCTCTTCCTTTTTTCAAAATCAAGTCTCTTGTATTAAAGCCGGTTATCTTAAAAGCATAACTTGTTCTCACGTGGTTTTTAATAAAAGAATGTCCATAATAAGAATCTTCTTTATCTATTTTCTCACCTTGGGATGAATAACTTGTCTTTGTGTTATGATGAATCAGCACATTAGTACAATTATACTTATTATAAAGTGTATCTGAAAATCGAATAATCGCAAGTGCTGCTTCACCATCCCTAATATCTTTAGTACATAATTTATATATCGGATCAATAATACAAACATTAATTACTTTAAATCCTGTATCATTTATTCTTTTGAAAAATCCCGCTACTGAAGCTTTATCCAAAACATTAAGGGTTTTTTCCTCTATCCACAATAAATTGTTTTCTTCGATGATAACCCCGCCTTCTTTTTCCATGAAACGCATACGTTCAATGGATTCTTCATAATCGCCTTCAAGTTGAATGTAGCAAACCTTTTTAGCTTCAGGAATTTCAAGTCCAAGAAAAGGGTGTTTAAATGATAAACAGGCCGCTAGAAGAGTTGAAAAAACACTCTTACCAGCTCCGCTATCGGAAGAAAGCAGGAAAACATCTTTTTCAAAAAGTAATTCGTTAACTATTGGTTTACGGGTAAGCTCTAAATTGAGAAGGTCATTCCGTAATTCTGTTCCTGTAATGATTCGTGACACTGATAACCTTTACAAATTGGATAATTTATGTATTAAATTAAGACAATAAATTTTATTCTTGGATAGCTTTGTTGTCAAGGATACGGTGTTTATTTTGTTTCCTTCTTGGAAATAATTTTGCAGAGAGAGACTTTTTGACTAGCCATTTACTAACTTCTCGTTCTGTGATAATGAATAGGTTGCTTCGTATTCGGTAACCATTGATAATACCTCTGGCCACCTGCTTTGATACCCAGGCGCGTGAATAGCCTAAAAGATCAGCTAACTGAGTTACGGTATAGAATTTTGCCATAGTTATACATTATAAGCAATGCTTTTCATTGTGTCTAGTTTTATAAGCTAAAATTCTGGTATATATTTTATTTCTCCTTTTGGAAGAGCCAGCGCTAAAATATCAAATTTGTTGCTAAGTTTTTTATTGTAGAGAAGTTTTCCATTTCTATGTTTATAAGCGGTTGTTACTTCGATCCTTCTACATGTTCCTTTTAGTATTATCAGAAGATCGCAACTGCAATTTGGGCTTGTTGATCTAAAAACTTCATAACCTTTCGACAAAAGATCAATCGTTACTTTATATTCTTGGATAGCTCCCACTGTTGCTCCATTAATGCTTGGATAGTCTGACTTTATCTGGGAAAAATTTTTCCTGCATTTAGCACTACAGTAAAGTTGGTTATTTTTGCCAAAAAATTCTTTTCTACAACCATCTTCGATACAGTATTTTTTAAAATTTCTTGGATAATCTGACACATTCGCCTCAATTTGGCCTTAATAAGGTTATTATAAGCAAAATAGAGGCTTTGTGTCAACTACTTAAGCTCTTTTCTCTATGTTCCCTGATATAGACAGCTATCAGCTTATTCTTACGCCATCTGCTAACCTTCCATGTAGGCCGGTTGATCCGGTACCAGGTTATAAGCTCAGCACGATATCTTGGGATATGGAAGTAAATCATTTAAGAGCCTACCACTTATTTCATAGCCTCTTCAAACGTGTCATACTCCAGAACATCAGCATTGGAGGCAAAATCGAAAGACTCATTACAGAAAATTTCTTGTGCTTCTTTTTCTGACTCTGCCTCGATAATTCTTTCCGCGTGACCTATTTTCTAGTTATTAAGCTTCTTGTCTTGGGCTTTTAGTTCTTGAAATCGTTCAAAAGCGTTTTCTAACGCTCTTTCTGAGGTTTCTGTGGCGTGTTTATCCGCATAGTCAATCAAATCATTAACGTCCAAGCCTGAAAGCCAGGCTTCAAAATCATCAGGCATTTCATCATCCAGGCCAGTGTATTGATTGGCATGCTTATCGCCTAAAAACTCTGTAAAGGTTTTATGCTTTTTCATATTGACCTCTTTCTTTTGTTATTCAGGTGCTACAGAACTATACGTCACAAATATTCATGCCGCACCCCCGTCTATGTTTATTTAAACTCTTCCTGAAATACTCTTTCTAATATGCTTTCCTTCATAACATGCCCGCTTAAATTTGTCCGGTTGAAATGATGGATTATCTTGTTTAAATATTTCTACTAAACTTAAAAACAAGTCAGTTTTACTTAAAAAATCTGCATTTTCTTCAGTGCCAGAATCTTTGTAAAACATACGTTTTTTAGAAAATGTCAAAAACATATTCGCAAACAGTTCATAATCTTTCTTTGTCATTGTCTTATTCTCCTTTTGGTTGTTAGACTGTTTGTAATAGTGATTGTCTCGCACTCACAATACCTTTAGCTATGTTTATACCTTCTTCAATACTCATAGCTTCGGCAGACTTGAAAAAGTAACAAGGTTCACCGAATGAGTTTTTGCATTCATCGTCAACCGTGCCAGAAATTCGCACAGATACAGGCGGCTTGCTTTTGTACTTATAATCCTGTACTTCTGATCCCCGAAAGCCAGATTTGAAAACTTCTTCGGTCATTAAATCATCCGGTAAGTCTGCTATTGGCATATCGACCTCACTTTCAAATTTATATATACTAGTATAATGATAATCGACCAAGTGTCAACGATTCTATAGCAAATAATCCAAATATTTTAATCCAAATATATAGTATAACTATAATCCCATAAATACTATATGTGGTATACCGGATTTTGCGTTTAAATGCTTCAGGAGATAACAAAACATATCGGGCAAGGCAATTTCCTCAACAAAAAAAGATAGTGTCTTAAATATAGCTTAATACTCAAAAACCCTATCGCCTTATTCAATATGCTAATTAATTATACTAAATATGTAAAATAGTGACTTAGATAAACACTATCCCATGTTATACTATAATAGGAATACTAATTAGTACACTGTCTAAAATATAGTTAAGTAAATAAAACAAAGTTTAAAACAGTGTTAAATAATATGAAGAATTGTTAAATAATATAAGGGGTATTGATACACAATACTAAATAAGTTGTACTAAAATACACTAAATAAATATTATTTAAAATATAAAATGATAAGATATAATCCAATTCAGATACAATCCAAATCAGATACAGTATCAGATGCAGTTATGAAAAACTTAAAACAAAATTATAACATTACACCATACCCCACCCTGTCGGTTTTAGGTACCACTTCTAGGATTAAGATTAATTATCCCAGTCTCTTTACAGATACAAGTAGTTAATATGTTAAAAGACAAAGAATACATAGAGATAGTTGAGAAGCAGTTAAGGGTAAAGTATGCGAATTTAGTTGGGCAGGAGGAGCGATTAAGGCGGGAGAGTGGGATGGATTTTTACGTACCGAATCCTGTTCAGTACAAAGCGCATCAAAGTTCAGCTAGGACAATTCTTTTGTGTGGAGCGAACCGAATAGGAAAAAGTACATTTGGGGCTATGGAACTTTGCTGGCATCTAACTAAAAAATATCCTGATTGGTTTCCTGAAGCTAGGCGTTTTAATCGTCCGGTAAAAGCAGCTATATCCGTAGACAGTTTTGACAAAATATCGAACGTGATCGAACCAAAACTAAAATCTTTACTTCCGTCTAAATACTACAAAATCAAAAGGAAACAAAGTTATTTGAGTCGAGTTGATTGTTTAGATGGAAGTTATGCGAGTGTTTTAACTCTAGAGATGGATGATTCAGCTTATGAATCAGCAGATTGGGACTTTATCTGGGAGGATGAACCCCAGGATCAAACCAAGCGCCAAGGTTTAATCCGTGGACTTGTTGACAGAAAAGGTTTAGAAGTCATAACTTTTACGCCTCTTACGGAAGCCTGGATGAAAGATGAGCTAATAGATAAAGCAGACGGAAAACGAATAGAATGTTTTTTTGCTGAGATGCGAGACAACAAATTTGACATTTCCGGTAATCCGATTTTAACCGAAGAATCTATCCAAGACTTTGAACGAAGTTTACCAGAAGAAATAAGAGAAATAAGAGTAGAAGGAAAATTCTTTACATTAAGAGGTCGCGTGTACCGTGAATTTTCGGAAGTTCACTCAACTGATTTCGAGTATCAGTATCCAGACCCTGTAATCTGTGTCCTTGACCCGCATGATCGTCTTCCGCATCATGTTGTATGGGCTTTTGTTACTCGTGATGATGATATTTACGTTGATTATGAACTAACAATCCATTGTGAACTTGATGATTTAGCTAGAAAAATAAGAAATATTGAAAAACAACTTGGTTATAAAATGCGAAAACGAGTCATAGACCCAAATTTCGGGTTAAGACCAGCAAAACCAGGCGCAAACTGGTCAGTCAAAGATGAACTTACAAAATTTGGTTGTTCGTTTTATCCAGGTAACGACGACAGAGAACTTGGGCACATGATTGTTCGAGATTATTTGCATTATAACAGAACAAAAGATTTATCTTCTGTTAATAAACCTAAACTTTTCTTCTCTAAATCAAGAGTACCAACAACTATAAGATCAATGAGAAATCTTCAATATGATGAATGGGCTGGAAAAACTAAAAATAAACGAGATCCAAAAGAGGATACCCAGGATAAGGATTCTCATGGAGCGGATTGCATCCGATACCTTGTGGTTACAAAACCTAGATTTCGTCTTATCCAAGAAAGTTTCTCTGATGAACTCGAAGAAGCAATTTACTAATGAAAAATAAATTAACGGGTTACCAACAACTAGAACTTGCTAAACTTTTGGGTTGGTTTTGGAATCCTAAAGACATAAAAGGCTATTTCGTAAAAGAATATAAAATAAGTCTTTCCGATGAACTGATTTATCAGTATAAAAACACCCCAAAATGGAAACCAATCGTAGAAAATTTCAGAGAAGAATTTTTAAGGAACATGGTTGATGTTCCGATTGCCAACAAAAAGAAAAGGTTAGTAGAACTTCAAGATTTGTACGATTTTTATAAAGAAAAAGAAGATAAACGCATGATGCAATCCATTTTACGGGATGCTCGTGATGAAATGGAATCGAAAAGATTCGGGGATGTTTCAGTTTATCTTACTCAAGTCACCAATAACGATTTCAGTAACATGACTCCTGAACAAATCAATGAGGAAAAAAGAAAAACTTTAACTGAACTTGAACGCTTGAACAAAATTAAGGTTTTATTGAGAGGTTCAAATGCCAAAAGAATTGGAGAAAAAATTGAAGTCCCAAGCCAAGAAGAAGGGATTTAGCGAAAAACGTGCCGATGCTTATGTATACGGCACAATACGAAAAACTGGTTGGAAACCATCTCATAAACGAGGATATGGCGGAGCAGGTGCGTCACCCTGCAAAATGATGAAACGAGAAGGAGGAATGAAATGAGTGAATTAGTAAATCAAATTGACCGTCTTTTTAAAACAGAAACTTCCGAAGAAAACCAAGAACTTCTTAGAACTATTCTTAGGGAATTAGACACAAGAACTGAAGTCCCAGACATTGTTGTTTCTAAAAAAGGAAAGAAATAAGTGGCTTCTAGAGAAATAAAAGATGAGTTGAATGGTAGCGGAGGCGAAACTTCGCTTATGCCAAAAACTCCTTTTCAGAACTCCGTACAACTTCAAGTTTCAGAATCAATGCAAGAACATATTGTAAGACTTGTTTTAGAAGATTGGGAAAGTTCAAAACAAGCACGTTCCAAAAAAGAGTACGGAATTGACTCAAAGGGTGGAAACCAAGACTTCGATTCATGGCTTAAAGGAATTCGTGATCTTTATAACGGGAAAAGAGAAATTAAAGATGTTCCTTGGAAATATTGTTCCAATAGAGGACTTCGCCTTTCTACAGCTATTCTTGACATGATCTGTTCCCGTTTATTTCCATCTGTAGTCAACGAAGATTTGACTCGTTGGAAACCTGGAGAAATTACAGATCAACCTAAAGTTGAAAGAATTTCAAAACTTATGCACTGGTGGGTTTGGGTTCATTGCAAACTTAGAACTTTCTTTGATGTTTGGGTAAAACAAGTTTCTGGTTACGGAGATGGACTTACCGAATCATTTTGGAAAGTAACTCAAATTGATAAAGGACAAGTTGTGGAAGAACCGATTATGGACGAGATGGGCCAACAACTTACTAATCCAGACGGAACTCCCGCCACATTAAAATCAAGAATCATATCCATTGAAGAAAGAAGTTCCTCAAAAATTTACCCGAAAGAAGATGTTTTTCTTCAGGAAGCATCCTGCGATATTCAATCTGAGCCTGTTATTTTAAAGGACTCATTCAAATATCGGGAATTAGAACAAGGAGAAGCTTCCCAAAAATTTATTAATGTTACGACTAAACTTCGTGATCTTCTTCCTTGGGAAAAACCTTCCGAAAAAGGATTAGATATTGACGAAGAAGAAAAAATAAAGTCAGTAAAAATTAGGAATACTTCTGTCGAAATATTAAAAGCCTATATAAATATTGACATTGACGGGGATGGATTTGCTGAAGATGTCAGAGTTATTGTTTGTCCTGAATATGATTTATACCTTGGAGGAATTGCTGTAAAGGACTTAACTAAATCTGGAAAAAGACCGATCGCTTTCACAAAATTTGACCACAGAATCCAAAACCCAGAACAAAATGACGGGGAGGGTATTTTAGAAAAAGTAAAAGAATTATCAGACGAAATAGATGCTATCTTTAATCAATTGACGGATGCCAATACACTCGGAATTTTAAGACCATTTTTTTATGACCCAGGCGGTGATGTCGATGCTCCTGTCTTGAAACTTGGCCCCAACAAAGGGACTCCTGTTTCAGATCCAACTAGGAATGTATTTTTCCCCGACATTCGTATTCAAACCGAACAACTCATTATCGCAATAAGATTAGTTCTTGAATTTGTCGAACGTCTTACTGCTGCATCAAGTTACATTCTCGGAAAGGAAAGCGAAATTGTGGGCGGTTCTGGTACGGCCACTCGAACACAGGCTATCGTACAATCCGCAGAGCAGCGCTTCGCTATGCCCTCCGAGAGATTACGAGAAGGCGCTGCTCAAATTATTACGCAACATCTTGATATTCTTCAGTTGAATATTCCTCCAGGTCTTGAAACAAGAGTTTTGGGCGAAGATAATATGCCGATCTTTGAGTCCAACGAATTGACTTCGGAAGGAATCGCCGGAGAATTTGATGCATATATTTTAATGGACCCTTCAATGGGTTCTAAACAAACTGAACGTGAACTAGCCAGCATGATGTATTCAATTCTTCTACAAAATGTTATTGTCGGAACTGATCCTGCCAAAATCTATAAAGTGACTTCAGATTTTCTAAAGTCATACGGTAAAGATCCCGAAGAATATCTTGGCCCAGCCCCCGACTCTGACATGATTGATTCCCCAGAAGATGAAAATACACTTATTATTCAAGGAGATTTTGCGAGAGTTAAAGCTCAGATTATGGAGAATCATATTCTTCATATTCAAAAACACATGGAGCTTATGACTTCCCCGACTCTTGCGTCATTACCTCCTCATTTAGTCGAGCAAATAACAAACTATCTTCAAATTCATATCCAAGAACACCAGCAAATGATGCAAATGATGATGAGTCTTATGCAAAGTGTTGCAGGTGGTGGAGGAAAGGCTGTTGGTGAGAATGGAAAAGGATTACGAGATTCAGGTTCTAAAGGAGATGGAACACCATCCAGGTTGGAAACTGTTTCAGGCCCACTTGCAAGAACTATGCAAAGCAAAAGAAGTGGAGAAATCCAAAGCTCTCAGGGTGGACAACCATTTTGAAGCCTTAAAAAAACAATTTGAAATAGATGGAATTAATTCTGTGGTGACAGAACTTTCTAGATATATCACCAGGCTCTCACCAGAGCCTGAGTCACAACCCGTATAGGAGATCATTATGCCGGACGATTTAACCGAACCAGAAGTTGAAATTTCTTCTGAGGATAAAAAAGAAGATGAGCTTTCACAGGTCACGGTTGACCTAGACAAAAAGAGTCCTGACCAGACTCAGGAAAAATCAACTCAAACTAAGGAATCTGATAGGTTCTCTGAAGATTTAAAAAAACTTCACAATACCATCGCTTACCAAACTAGACAATTAGAAAGAGCGATGAGAGAAATGGAAGAACTTAAAAGAGTCCGTAACTTTGAAGAACCTAAAAAAACTGAAATTCCAAAAGAGGATCTTGATGAGATTGATATAATTGCTCAAAAAGATTGGAAACTTGGTGTTAAGAAAGTTGTTGAAAAAGATATCGAATCAACCATTTCTTTTATCCTAGAAAAAAGGAAATTAGAGGAAACTAAAAAATTCGAGCAACAAAATCTTTATCAACAACTTGAAAAATCAAAACAAGTTGTCCTTTCCAAATATCCTAAAATTGAAGATGAGGAAACCGAAGAATCAAATATTTACCGACAAGTCATAAATGAAGATCCATCAATTTTAAAAAATGTTAATGGCCCCGAAATTGCCATGTACAGAATGGAAGAAAGATTAAAATTGATGGGTAAAACTCCAGCAGGTGTGCGCCCCATGATTGATAAAGAAGTGAGTAGATTGGTTCGCGCAGGAGTATCGTCTGTAGTCGGGAAACAAATTAATTCGAACGGAAAAATCACTTTAACAAAAGAACAAAAGGAATTTTGCGATCATTACAGTATTCCTTATGAGCAATATGCAAAAAATCTTAAACTTAACGGAGAATCTGGAGGAGTTGAGGTATGAACGAAGAAAACGAGATTAAACCATTTACGATTATGACAGAAAGTGACGCTTATATTAGTGAGCGCATGAAAGATCAACCTCAAAAACTTTCTTCTATCAATGTTGAAACGAAAGATGAAAGATTGGGAATTCACAGACTTTCCTTGCCAGATTATTTTGAACAGTTTTCCCATGAATGTACTATTGGAATTAGTTGTCCTTTTCATGGTTGGAAACAAGAAACTGTAAAATATGATCTTGATAAGGAAATGCCTAGGTGGATTCAGACCAAACACGGTAAATATGTTTTTAGGTGGCTTTCAAAAAATAAAAGAGCGCTTGATTTTGCCATTAATGTTAGAGGATGGTACTTAGTCAATCGCTCATTATTTGAGGAAGCTCCCAAAATTCTTTTTTCCGTGAATGGCGGGATCGAAAATGGTGACTCGATTCTTGGGTTCATGCCTTTTGAAAAGGCTCAAGCTATTCGCAATAGGCCAATTCAAGAAAGTTTAGACCGTGTTTTGTCCGAAGGAAAAAAGCACGAGGGTCACCCAAATTTTTATAAAGCTGATCTTTCTCCTGAAAAATCTGAAGGGGATGATTATGCCCCAACTGATGCTATGCAGGAAGGAAGAGATTTTTAACTTAATTTAATAGGAGTAAATGAACTATGGCTAACGATAATATTTCTCGTGGTCTGGTTCCGGTTAATTGGCCGTTTATCCCTGCCCATTATTACAGAGTTGCAACTGGTAACGATATGTTTTTGGGTGAAATCGTTGATTTGGCGACTTCGGGGTATGTGACCAATGCTTTTGAAATCACGACTGCTGGAATTATTCGAGCTTTAGGAGCTGTTGTCGGATTTGCTGGACCTGGTAAAAAAGGTCTAGCTTGCGACGATCCTTATTTGGATGCGTCCGATCTTACAACTCTTGCTTCTGGGCTTGAAGCCGGAGACAGATGGGTCTTGGTTGCTGATGATCCGAACCAAGAATTTATTATTCAGGCAGATACAGGAGCAACAATGGCTGGATTATCTTCAGTAGGGGAATCATTTCCTCTGCTTTGGAGAGCTACATCTGGTAATACGACATCTGGTTGGGCACTTTTAGAACTTGATGCAGGTTCTAATGCCGCTTCAACAGGTCAAATTGTTGTTAATGTTGGTCTAGCTGATGTTGTTAATGTGGATGGAACAGAAAACACAGCCGCTGCAAATTACGCAAAATGGCGTGTTAAAATTCAAACTCATAGACGCTCGATCGCTGGAGCTGTCTAATTAATGGAGAATAACTAATATGAACAGGACACAATTTAATAAGGTCGTGGTTCCTGGCTTGTTCTCCTTTATGGTGGACAGCTACAAGCCACGCACTCAAGAAGAAGAATGGCGTTCCCTGGTTGGTGCTTGTGGGAATGTTAAATCTTCCAAGAGGGCTTATGAGGAAGCCGCATACTATGCAGGATTTGGAATGGTTGCGGGAAAAGGTGAAGGAGAGCCGATTGTTTATGATGAGCTTGTGCAAGGCCCGACAAAGCGTTGGACTCACCGGACTTTTGGACTTGGATGCCGTATTACGGAGGAATTGATTGAGGATAGTTTGTATCCAGATCTTCCGACTGAGATGGAATCCTTTACAAGAGAACTTGGTGTTGCCGCACGTGAGACATTAAATGTTCTTACATTTGATGTTTTTAATTCAGGAACTGCTACAACGAATCATACAGCAGGAGATGGCCTTGCTATTTTTAGTGCATCTCATACTCTACTTCGTGGCGGAACGTGGTCGAATTTGATCGCTCCCGCTGCTGATTTGTCAGCAACAACACTTCAAACTGCTCTTGATAATTTCGAGAATCAAAAGGATGACACAGGGAAATGGGCTAGAAACAAAGCTGAATCTATTCTTGTGAATCCTTCTAATGCTTGGAAAGCAAAAGAGCTTTTGAATTCTGGGTATGACCCTGAATCAGCAAATAACTCAGTAAATACTTTAAAAGAAAGAAACTTAAAACTGATTGCTACGCCTTATTACACGGATACGGATGCTTTTACGCTTCTTAGCAAACCATCCCATAATAATGCTGGGCTTATCGCTTTTCTTCGTCGAAAAGTTACCTTCGGAAAAGATGGTGATTTTGATACGGGAGATGCGAAGTTTAAAGTTACTTTTAGATACAGTATTGAATTAAATCGTCCGTCGAATATTTATCATTCGGCTGGCGCATAAACCAAAAGAGATTGATGATGGGAGGGGAACTAAAAACCCCTCCCTGCATCTCGGAGGAAAATTAAATGGGTGATACACGTTTTAAGAATGGATTGGCATTAGGTTCTTACAACAACTTTTACGCTACAACTGCTGGAGTATTTGCTCAAGCAGATACAACTCCTGATGTTACAGACGGAGTTTTATTTTATTCAAATAATACTTCAAATACTACAATTACGCATTTTGATCTTACAGTAGTTGGGGGAGGAGCTGGAAGTAATGCCGGAGCTTTTGAGGGAAAAGTAATCAAAGTTATCTTCCTTGATAATTCTACAGGGCTTGCCAATACTGGAAATCTAAAATTAGCAACATCCGATAATCTTCAAGGAAAAAATAATTGGATTGAGCTTATTTACCACAATTCTGCTTGGATCGAATGTGGAAGAAGTTTGAATCAATCTAATTTTATTACAGTTGATAGCAGAACTTGGTTAGTAGCAAGTGATGTTGTCCCAAATGTTAGTACGGGAAATGTCATAATTAGAGGTCGTGGACCTCATGTTACTTTGAACTTAGTTCATGATTCAACTGGGAATTTGGCTTTACGAAGAGCAATTGGTGGATATGATGGACAATTACTGACAATTATTGCTGGTGGTGATTCTCAATCATTAGTGATCGTTAATAGTGCAGCAGCCGATACATTTGTCTGTGTTACTTCAGCATCTTCAACACAGTTTAGATTGGCTACAAGTGCTTCTGTTACATTTGTTAAATACTTGAATAAATGGCATGAGTTAGTTCCTATTTTTTCCAATTCAAGTACTCTTATGTCTACATAAGGAGTTCTTGTGGTAAAGTCTAACAGATTTCGTAAGAGGACTTCTGATAGGTCTGGCTTTGATTATCTTGAACGGGAATTGATTCGAGATAAAGGATCACTTGTAGGAAGTGATGAAAGAGATAACCCTCCGCCGTCCAATATATCTTTGGGTGGCGAGGGGGATATCTCAACTGGAGAATTTTTTCGTTCATCCACATCTACAGACATTGATCCAAACTACGAAAATCCTACCTTTTATATTACGGCATTAGATGGAATCTCTCCATCATTTACTCATCCCTACATGAGAGTAACTGGTTCTAATTCTGCAATTACCATTACAGCCAATCCAAGTATTTTGGCTAGTCAAGAAGGAAATATTTTAACTTTATTTTGTACGGATTCATCCATAACAATTACAAACGGAAATGGAGTTAGTCTTATGGGTTCTGCAACTCTAAGACTTGATTCCGGTTCAACCGTAAATTTTATGTTTAATACAGCAAATAATGCTTGGAACGAAACTTCAAGAACAAGTTCTGATTTTGGGATCGGAGGATAAAAAGTGGCAAATCGAATTTTTGATAATGTAATAGCAATTGATTCCGCAATGGGGAATTTAAATGCTGTGGGCGGAACAAGCTCGAACATTACGACATTTAATGTTTCAGCAATAGCATTTTTAGCATCTTCTACTTTGGGGGCTTGCGTCATAAGTGGGGCAAGTACGGCAGACCATATTGTAAGATTCGGGATTATTAACGCTGGTTCGGGAATTATTCATGATCTTCAATACATTAGTTTTGCAAGTCCTTTAAAATTAAGCTCGATTAAGTGTCCAACTTTAACAGCTGGTTCTGCCTGGATTTATCTTGCATGAACATTTATAGACACGAAACTTCACAAACTGTTTTGTCGGGTTCCATAAGCTCCACAACTCTCAATATAAGAGGCGGGCTTTTGAGGCAAGTTCTTATTCGGGCTGGAACTTCCTCTACTGTTTTCAGAGCTGACGTACAAGAGCAGGACGGAATAACTGTCTTAAATTACGGATACCATGAAGGTGAAATAAACGATACAGGCGGTTCAAGTGCGTTACCACTTCCTGTATTGGGTAATTACGTAATAAACATTACAAACGCAAGTAGGGATGATTTGTTCGATGTTCGGTTACTCATTCAAGAATAAATGGTTTAAACGAAAATCTGACTTGGAAAAAGAGTTTCTTGAAAAAGAAAATGAGCTTATTAGGTCACTTACCCAACATTACGATGATTTAGAAAAATCATTAGTTAATCAGAACTTAAAAATAGAAAGAAGCAAAACAGACTTGGATGATTTGGAAAAAAGAGTTCTTGATCGTAAAAAAGAACTTGAGAAAGCCAATGATGAACTCAAGACTCAGATCAGGCTTATTGAGGCTAAAGCATCCCCAGATTCAGTATGGATTCAATCATTTTCACATGGATTTTCTAAAGCATGGGATATGATGATTCCTATTATGACTGAAGGTATCGAAAAAGTAAAAGAAAATATAAGAACTGAGGAAATTGACAAATCTTTAATTCGTGTTAATCCAATTGTTGAGGATCGCTTAAAAGCCCTCCAAAACTACAAAGCAATCGAATCCTTGAAACTTGAAGAAAAGAAAAAAGAGTTTTTTGATAAGATGAATGATGTTCAGAAAAAAGAAGAAAAAGAAAAATATAAAAATTATATAAGTGTTATTGACTGGTTATTGGGACAAAGAAATGGGAACTAGATATTTTAGAACAACTCTTAAAGTTGCGATAGTTCATACTTCAAGATATATTTCAATTAATTCATCTGATGCTACTAAGATTTTAATGACTTCAGGTTCTATTGGAATTAGCATATTCAATCAAGGATCAACTCCCCTTGTTTGGGGAGGAACCAATATTTCTGTTAATAGTGGAAACTATTTATTTCCTGCAGGACGAGTTGAATGGACGGATGTGCAAGATGGATTTGAATTTTATGTAATTTCTGATTCTAACGGGACATTTGGGTTAGCACATATTACGGAATATAGATAGAAATGGGCGAGAGTTTACCTCCTTTAAAGATTGTTAAAGCTGGACAAGCTGATGCTATTCCAGTTTATAGTATCGAACTGTCCAATAATTTAAGTTTTATAAGAAAAGGTGCTGTTGGTGTCGTAATTTCTGCGACAACAGGATCTGGAATAGCTGATCCAATCGTCTATGCAGCAACTGCTAATAAATACGCTGTTTTAGATTTCGCCACAGATTTAATAAATGAGTTTAGGTTAGTTCAGTCTGGTAATTCAGTTACTGTAGATACAACAGGGAATCTTATAATTATCAATGCTGTAACTAATTCTGTAACTGGAGTAGTTTATGCTCAATCAGGAGACACTTTTTTAACGTATGGAGCTAGTACAAATCTTACAGCTGAACGTATTATCGCAGCATCTGATAATATAACCATAATCTCCAGTGGAACAAGTTTCTTAATATCAGCAAATACAAATAATATTTCCAATCTTATTTCTGCTGAATATTTAACTTATGCAGCCAATGCAACATTGAGTAGTGAAAGAGTTATTGCGGCATCTGATAACATAACAATAGTTTCATCAGGCACTTCTTTTTTAATTTCTGCAATTACAAACGCTCTTGGTACTGGAACAGTAAATACAGGTTCGCAAAATTACTTAGCATTTTATCCAACAGCTGGAACTACTGTAGATGATGTAACAGTAAGTGTTTCAACTGGAAATGGAGTAGCCCCATTTAATGTAATTATACTTACATCTCCAGCAGCATCTTTAACTAATGGTGATTTCTGGTTTGAATCATCTAGTAACAAACTGTATCTAGCTTGTAGAAGTACAAACTCAACTTATTATGTGGAGCTTGGTTCATAATGGCAACAACTATTCATATCCCGATGGCTTTACTTACAGTAGAGGTTAATAGTGGAAATTGTTTTTGGACTGCTAAAACTGATCTAACTAATATGGATAAAGCCTACATAAATCACGTTGATTCTGGTAGATCGGTTTCAACATGGTGGATGAGTGTCCCAACTAATGTTAATGCAACCCCAGCTTGGGGACTTGACATAGTTTCTGAAGCAGCTATTAATGGTTCCGCAGGTGGATTTTTAATTTTAAATGTGGATGGTATGAGTGCTGCTCATGGAGAATCGGCTAATACACTTGCTTCTTCTACAACTCAATTAGTTGTTGCTGGAAGTTTTCAACTAAGTACAGCCGGACTTCTAACTATCTCGACAATGGCTACTACTAATTTTGACGCAACTTTAGCAACTTCTGCTACAGATTATTTGAAAGTTAAAATTACAAGAGTCGGGCAATCAGATACTTTAAACTCAGATTGGTATATCTATGATGTCAAATTTAGGTGTAATGTAAATTGAGTAAACCTAGACTTAAACTACAGGCTGTTATTGATACAGAAGCTAATGCGGATACAATCATCACTCAGATTAGGAATGAATTGGTTGGAAAAGATATTTTCGAGGAACATAATTTAAGTTATCAAATTGATGAATCAGGACAGGTTAATTTAATTTTTGACTTTAGATTTAACAATAGGATTGATCGTGATGATATGAAGAATTGGATTAAAGATCAAGCACAAAATAATCCTCAAGTAAAGGATTGGATTCAGTCTGTTACTGTTACTGAACATTTATGTAGTCACGATGATGTTTCTATTAAAGACTGTACTACTACTGAATACGTAAGGTGGGAACGTGTCTAGAAATTTTGATGGACTTGATGATTTAATAAATTTTGGTACAAATGTTCTTCATGATAATCTTGGCCCATTAACATTTGCTTTATGGGTTAATCCTGTAAATGGTGGAGAATCTAATCTCGGATTTATGATGGCAATTCAGAATGATCTAGGAGGATATAAGATTTTTAGATTTAATAATACTGTTGCTGGAAGAACGCAAATCTTAATAGATGGATCAACTGATATTTCTAGGATTACAAATAATTCGGGTTTATTACCATTTAATAAATGGACATTTGCTTCAGCGACTTGGACTGGTTCTGATTTAGCAAGTGATGTTCATATATATTATAATGCAGTTGAACAATCTTATGCAGTTAGTACAAGTGGTGCTGGAATTGTTGCTGATTCTGGAGGTAACTTATTAATAGGAAATAATACAGGAACAACTAGAACTTTTAATGGACAAATAGCTTACGCTCACGTTTATAATAGAATTTTAAGTATTGAAGAAATGAAACAGATAATGTTTTATCCGGGTTCTATAATAAATGGACTTGTTAGTTTTAATCCTTTATTAGGTTCTGCTTCTACTGAACCAGATTTTTCTGGAAACAAGAATAATGGAACTGTAACTGGAGCAATTAAAGGAACTACTGAACCATCCATAAACGGTTTATTCACTATTCCTCATCCTAATTTCTGGTACTCTGCTTTCAGTACAGAAGAAGTTGCTAATTATTATCGTAGACTTTCTATCTTAAACTCAACAAAACTATCAGTTGTTGACAAAACAAAAGTTTCTATTCTTCAAGGTGCTTAATGGCTCATGAACAAATAATTAGATCAGTAGATTTTAATTATACAGGTACAGCATATTCTTTAATTGGAGTATCAAATGATGGAATAACTTGTACTAATTACATTATCTTAGCTAGCGACAACTCTATAGTTATAGTTAAAGGATCGGGAATATTTATTTCTGCTCTTACTAATGCTGGAGGAGTCGGATCAACTTATGCAGCAACAGGTAATACTTACATAGTTACTGATTTATCTACTGATCTAACTAATGAATTTCGTTTAGTTCAATCTGGCAACTCAATAACTATTAATACCGCAGGAAATAACATAATTATTAATGCTGTTACGAATGGTGGTGGCGGTGGTGCTGTGGCTAGAAGTGTAACTTTTATGTCTCAAACATCTGCTGTTTGGACTAATATGCCAGCTGCTTTTACTGAGTTTATGGGTAATTTTCAGTTTAGAAATTTATTTGATATGACTGGAGTAACTTCTGTTAATTTATCAGCAACTGTTACAACGGTAGGTTCTGCGGTAACTGCACTTTATTTGATGTGGTCAACAAACGGTGGAACGACTTTTGATAATGTTGGAAATGTTGGAAGTAGTCCTACTGTGAATATTGGAGTTGCTGGTATTAGAACGTCTGGTTGGGCGTTTTTAAATACAAAATTAACTGGAGAATGTATTTTAGCTGTTTGGGGTTCAGATGGTAACTTGGCTCTTGATCCTAGATTCGGAAATGTTTCAGCACTTTTTAAATAAAAAGGAATAAATTATGCCAGATAAGATTGAGTTGGAAGAAATTAAAATAGACATCAAAGAAATTCTTAAAATCTTAAATGGAAATGGAAAACTTGGAATAGTCCCTAAAATAAATATTATGTGGGCTGTAGGAATTTTATTTTTAAGTACCTTTTTTATTGGTGTAATTGGGATATTAATTCAATACGGTTTTTCAAGAATACATTGGGGGTAAAATGGATATTTTGAAAGGAAAAAAAACTTATCTTATTTCAGCGTTATGGGCAATTGCCACATTTGTTTATTCAATGGGATGGATAGACCAATATACTTTTAGTCTTATTCAAGGTGCATTATTGCCAGCAGGAATCGCTGCATTAAGAGCAGGTATAAAATGAAAAAGATAACTTTTATTGCTTTACTCATATTTTCTTTAACTGGATGCGCTTTAATTGAAAAAACAAAAATAAACTGGGAAACTTGCAAAGAAAACCCGATTTGTTTAAATGACGCAAATAAATGGAAAACAACTGGAGAAGTTGTTGGGGGGCTTGCTGGCTCTTTCGCGCCTGGTGCTGCAATGCCAGCCCAGAAAGTGGTCGGATGGCTTGCTTTTGCAATTGCCATGATTGTCGGAGGCCATGCCTTGAACAAGAAAAAGGAAACTCCGAATGGCTAAAATTTTAAGAACAAGCGGGTTAGTTATCCTAATTGTATGCGTTTCAGCATCAGCCGCTATAGACTTTTTCAGAGACAATTTATGGTGGGGTATTTTCAAAGTTGTTGTAGCTTTAATTGTAATAGGCTTCGAAATTGTATCTTACTTAAAAGATAAAGAAACAATTTCCACTAAACAAAAGAAATTTATGATTCGAGACTGGTTTTGGGGAGGACTTAGCCTAGCTTTATTCGCGCTTTCCTTAGCTGGACTCATCTTACATCTGGCGGTATGGTGATATGAGTAAAAATACGGTAGAAATTCCATATACAGAAATTGTTGAAAGAGTAATGTCTTTAGGACGAGTTAATGCTAATGCTATCGAAAAAGTTAGGGGAATTGTCCAAGATATTTACACAAGAGACATCCCAACAAAACATGACTGGACTTTTCTTTTGGCGGCTTCTTCCATTATTACAGTTCAAGAATACAAAACCGGAAACGCATCAGTTAATACAGGAAATACTTTAGTCAATTTTTCGACTAATGCCGTAATGATTGATAGTATGAACGGAAGAAAGATAAAATTTTCAGGAAACGAAGTTGTTTATGAGATTACGAGTTTTTATTCTGCAAACTCTTTACAGATAAGTCCTTCCTTCCAAGGAGCTAATAATCTTAGTAATGTTTCTTATTCCGTGTTTCAACCAATTTATGCTTTAGCTTCTGATTTTGACAGATTCCCAAAAGACGGCGGGCTTTATAAGTGGAGTGGTGGGCAAAAAACAATTCTTAAAGAAGAACCTTACCAAGAATATGTTGAGAATTTTTCAGGGAATCCATCTACACCTGATACTATCAGGATTATAGGACTTGATACTGCTGGAAATCCCTTAATTGAGATGCGTCCTCCTCCAAAAGACGCAAGAGTTTATTCTTATGATTATTATGCAAGATTAAATCCTTTAAAGGAGACTTCGGCTGGTCATATAAGTGTTATCAATGCAAGAGCAACTACTGTTACTGGGTACATCACAACACGTTTTGTGGATGCAGGAACTGACTCAAGAACAACAAATTTTATAAGAATTGATGTTTTCGGGAAAGGGCATGATTCAGGGTGGTATCCTGTTATAAATATCTTGCATGATTCTTCGTTAACTTTAAGAACTTCTTTCGCTAATTCAGCCGTAACGACTTCTGCAAATTATGTTATCAGTAACATACCCAGAATACCGTCAATGCTTCATCCGGCTATTCTTTATGGATCACTTGCTCATGTATTGGCAGACCAGAATGATGAAATGGCTCCTGTTTATTTTGTAAGATATGCTCAAGTTTTAAGCGACTCAAAGAGAATTTTTGTTTCGAGAACATATTCTCAGGATATTCACGGAATCCAAGAAGATTGGGATTACAGGAGATAATTATGTCAATAGAAGATAAAATTAAAAGTTCAGTTCCAATTATGCGGAGAGTTTTTGACATTGAAAAAATAGTTTACGGTTCTATTCAGGAAAATGGTTACTTTCTTACTTTTAATGAAAATAAAATACTTGAATTTGATACTTCTCAGATTGCTTCCGATAATGCTTTGGCTCTAAATCAGGCGATTTCACCCATATTAAGTTCGCTTCGCTCATCAGCTAGACAACAGATAAACACAATTCTAAATGCTTAAAAAAGTAGTTGATCTTATCAGTTATGAAGGAAAAGGTTTAAATACCAATCCCAATGTTTTTACTGTTACGAAAGATCATTCTCCCAATATGATGAATGTTCGGGTAGAACATGATGGTTCCAAAATGAAAAGACTAGGAACTGTGACGATGAACTCCGTGATTATTTCAGATTCTGCATCTTCCGGTTTTTCTCCGACTGGAAGTATTACAGATAATCTAATTGCTTTTTGGACTATGAACGAACCTTCTGGAGATCGTTATGATTCCTATGGTGGTCATAGACTTCTTGATAATAACTCAGTCCTTCAAGCCGGCGGAATAAATAAACAAGCAGCATTGTTTGTCCTTGCTAATAGTGAATATTTCCTTCATGTGAATACATCTACTCTTGCAACAGGAGATGTGGAATTTGGAATGTCTGCATGGTTTTACTTAAATTCCACTTCTACAACTTTACAAAGAACCATAATTTCAAAGAAAGATGAAATTACTGGTAAAAATACAGTTCTTTTATTGCATTGTGATGGATTGGATGGTGCTACAACATTTAATGATAATAGTTCGACTGGACATACTGTGACAGCGAATGGAAATGCTCAGATTGATACGGTTCAAAGTAAATTCGGTGGAGCTTCTGGATTATTTGATGGGACTGGCGATTATTTGACTGTTCCTAGTCATGCCGATTTTGGTTTTGGAACTGGCGATTTCACTATTGAGTTCTGGATGCGATTTAATGCGAGTGGAGAAATGTACGTTTTTGATATAGGTGGTGGAACTAATTTTTACATCCTTATTGGGGCATCAACAGTAACAGTTTTAGTAGCTGGAGTCGATCAGACTTCAAGTTATACGCATGATACAAACGCATGGCATCACTTTGCGATTACAAGAAATGGTTCAACTGTACGTTTTTTTATTGATGGCATCCAAATAAACACAAATTTAACGGCCGGGGGTAGTGTTTCCCAGGGAGAAGTAAGGATCGGTGGATATTCTGGAGGTGGGGCAACTTCAAACGGGTGGATTGATGAACTAAGAATAAGCAAAGAGGCAAAATACACAACTAACTTTTCTTTAGCAACTGAGGCTTTCTCCAATCCTGTAGATTTGTTAGAATATGAATATTGGCTTTATGTAGACACGGATAATGTCCTTACCTTCAATGTTTCAAGTTCTGGAACTGTCTCAAATGGTCAAATAAGAGCTACGAGCTTTGGGGCTGTAACAACATCAACTTGGTATAATGCAATTGCTTATCATTCTGCTGGAAGCAACTTGATTGCAGTCGGAATAAATCTTTCAATGAATTCAGGTTCTTATACTGCCGGTGTAAGATCTGGTTCTGCTCCATTTGTGATTGGCGCAGTCAGTAACGGAGCTTCATCATTTTTTGACGGTCGAATTGATGAGGTCGGATTCTGGAAAAAACATCTTAATACAAATGATAGAATTTTAATTTATAACTCAGGAAATGCAAACACATGGCAAACGGCTTTTGACAATTCTACATGGGCATCTTTTGACTTTGGGGCTTCAAATATAAGATGGCTTGTTGTTGCGGCTGGAACAGGAATTTTCGCTTCTTCTAATTTAGGAGTTACTTTTATAACTATTGCAACTGACAGGACAGCTAATTACCAGTATTTTGAGAGATCTAAAAATATTCTGGTTAGTGGTGCTGATTCTTATGATAGTCCTCTTTATTGGGTAGGATCTGCTGGGACTTATATGTCTTTGTTAAATACTTCGGCTCCACTTGCAAAATATTGGGTAAATCATCAAGGATTTTTAATTGGATTAAATACAAATACAAAAAAAAGAGGATTTTATTATGAGGATGAAAACAGTCAATTGACTGGAGATTGGGGAGATACGTTCGATTTACCATCTTCTAATGATGATGAAATAACAAATGGTTTTATTCTAAGAAGAAGATTATACGTTAGTACCAGATATTATCTTTATGGTCTTGATTATATAGGTGGAAATCCTGACTGGTCATATAGAAAAATAAAAGATTTTGGATTTGTTTCAAGAACCGTAAGAATCTTGACAATTGAGGGAATTGGTGAAGTTGCGATTGGTTTGGATTGGGGTAATAAGATTCGTATTTTTGATGGTGCTGATGACAAGATAATTTCAAGTATTATTGAATTTGATAATAAGTATTGTGATTTTGCATTAAATAAAGTAAGTAATTCTGGGTCAGGAAAAGTTATTTCTTTTGCTGAAATTGAGAGAAACGAACAATATTATCGTCTTTGTTTTGCAATTGGTGGAAATTCAACACAAACCACCCATTTTTTAAATTTCAATCCGAGAAATTCTTCTTTTTGGCCCGACGATAACAGACCTTTCAATACTATGTGTTCTGCCGAATCAAACAATGTCTCTTTTATGATGGCTTTTGATAGGTCGGGTTGGTGCCACATGCTGGATAGTGGTAATAAAGATGCTGGGATAACAGCAATACAAGACATCTACGATTCTTCCTATCTTTATGACAAATCCCCATCTCAAGCACAAAAAGATCACAGACTTGACCTTTACTTTGTCAATACGACTGCTGGTAGAATTTATGTAAAAGAAAATGTAAATTTTGAAAAATCTTTTAAGGATAGAGACAATTTTGTAATTTCAGGAACAGGAATAAAAAAAATATTTCATAAATCTATAGATATTCCAGTTGAATCAAACGTTTATCAGTATAGGATAACTACTTCTGGTGGAACAAACGATCCTTGGATTTTTCTAAGACATGACTTTTTTATACAGGGATTGGGAATAGGAATAACTGAAGAAAATGTCTAAAGTAGGTGATTATGACGATCATGGAGTTCCTCAAAACCAGAGAGATTTTAATGATGATGTGAGAAGGGTCATCAATTTTGGAAAATATCAGCAAGCAGTTTTATCTTCTCCTCCTGGCTTTATAGGGAGGTTAGGAGAACAAGTTACGGTTATTTCAGGAACTACTGGAAGAATTTATATATGTACAACAGATAACAAAGCAACTTGGGCGTTAGGATTTACTTTTACACTATGAACACTATAGAAATAATAGAATTCTTGTGTCGGATAGGTCTTAGATTTACGGAAAAGACGCTTAAAGATATAGTTTTTTATATAAACAATATGATTAAAGATAACAGAGTGATTGTTATTAATAAAGATAATGAAATCTATTGTGTTTTAATGTTTTCTTTGGAGGATAATTGGGAAAAGTTTCTCAAAAAACAAAATTGGGTTTATGTAAGTCATAATCCATTCTCTGAAACTGTTTATATAGAAAAGATAGTATCCTTGGGATTTGATAAAGAACTTAGAAAAGTTATAGAATCTGAACTGACTAAATCATATCCTCATATAAAATATGGGATCTGGCATCGTTATGCTAAATGGGGAGATAGAAAAGTTATCGCAAAAAGGAGATTGAATTATGTACGAAATTAAGGTTTTATCAAGTGAAGAATTTGATAGTGTTTCAAAATCAGATCCAAGATACGAATATGTTGATGATTCCAATATGGGATTTGCAGACAGGGAAAAAGGTGTTGCGTATGTTCGAGGCTCAAATATCCATGATTTAAACAAGTATTTAATCGATCATGAATTGGAAGAACTTGAATCCGATTCTTCAACCCATGAAGATCCTAATGGAATAAGGCATAAGAAGTTTTTTAAGGAGTTTCTTCCAAGATTTTTCTTTCCTGCACTTGAACTTTTCAAACCAACAACAAAAGTTGGAGAGGGGATAAAAAATACGCTTTTTCCGCAATCTCAACCTGAATCTCCTCAAACTGTTACTGGTGGAATGGAAGGACTTCACATGTCCCCTTTCAATTTTTTTAATCCTACACCAACCGAAAATAATCCGGCTTCTCCAAGAATTTCAGAAACTGTAACAGGTGGAATTCAAGGTAATATTTTAGGTAATAATCAACTTTCAAATTTTCCACCTGAACTTTTGGAAAAACTTCGTGGAAATTTTAGTGGAAGGAGCGTAAGTTTCTAATGAGCTACTCAATTAAAGTTCTAAAAAATGAAGAATTCGATAAATTACCGTTCAAACATTCCAGTATTGCATTGGGAGTTGCAGACCCTAAAACTAATACTGCTTATGTCCGTTATTCGGCTCATCCCGAACTAAACAAATATCTCATTGACCATGAATTTGAACATTTAGTAGAAGAAATTCCAACAGATGAAATTGAAGGAGTTAGATATAAGATTCCAATTCTTGGTCCATTAGCTTCTGGTCTTGGGTCTGTTGCAAGTTTCGCGGCTCCTGCTATCGGAGGACTTGCTAAAGGAGCAGGAGGTTTGCTTGGTGGATTTGGAGGATTACTAGGAAAAGGAGCTAGCAGTTTATTTAATGTCGGTAAAAGTGCTGTTTCTGGAATTGGTTCTCTTGCCTCCAAAGCCGGAAGTGGGATTATGAATATGTTCGGTGGTGGTTTGGGAGGAAGTGCTGGTGGGGGAGGAGGTTTGCCCACACAAGCATTTCAACCAATAAGTAGTGCTATTAAAAGTGTACCACAGCAAGCTAAACCAGGGCTTTTATCTGGATTTACAGGAATTGGTAGTCCAATGGGACAGTTTCTTGGTAGTCCCATTAAACAGGCTACTTCTGGTTTGCCAAAAGGATTTGCCAGTGTAACAAGTACTATTCCGAAAGCTGTTTCTGGAATTGGTCAGATAGCTTCTCAACCTAAAAGTTCTTTTTTGGATGACCTTTTTTCTGGAGAAGGAGCTTCTGGTTTGTTGGGTTCTTTGGGTGGTTTTTTACCAGGAATAGGCTCTTTAGCTTTAGGACTTGGGAAAGATTATCCAAAAATTCCAGAACTTCCTTCAAGTGTTGAATCATTAAGAAGTTTAGTAAGTGCTGGAGGTAGTCCTTTAGCCCAACTAGCTCAAAGTGTTTTATCTAGTCAATTAGGACAACAATACAATCCTTTATCAGAAGAAGAAATTCAAGCAGCAACAAGACAATTAGAACTTGATGAATCTAAAGAAATTGATGCTTTGAATGATCTTTATAGAAATCTTAGACCTGGGACTGATCCAAGCACAGATTCTTCTTATCGCAGAGATTTACAGGAAATTCGTGATAAGTATGCTCGCGCTAAAACCGATCAACTGGCTACAAGAACAAGGGAAACAAAATCAATTTTCCAAGATCAGCAAGCTAGAGCCATCCAACAATCTTTGGGTGTGAGTGATTCCCAAATAGAACAATTAATGAATCTTGCACTTCTTGATGTTAATAAAATTGCTCAACAACTTCAAATTGATTTACAGAGCGCACAAAATTTTAAGGATGTTTTTACTCAATTAGGAAGTAAATTGTTAATGAGTTCTTTTGGTATATCTTCTAGTCCAACTTTTAATATAACTGGAGGATAATTATGAGCAAAAATCCTTTTAATATAAAACAACCTAAATCTAAAGAATATTTTGGGAGTAGTGGAAGTAATCTATTTTTGAGAGACTTTTTAAAACAAGAATCTGAAAAAAGAGAAGCTAGCCTGGCTGTTGAAAAAGAAAAAGCTTTAACAGCAGAACAAATGAGGAAACCAAGAGAGATACTTTTAAGCAATATGAAGAGGATTAAAAGACTTTCAGACCAAATTCCTGCTGGGAAGCCTGGAATTAGCCGTTTTGCTAGTGGTATTCAATCTAGTATCAAGGGTTTTATGCAAACCATGCCACAATTAAACACTTACAATCGTTTTAAAGATGTTATTTTGGGTAGTGTGGTTCAAACTATAGGAAGCGAGACTAGCAGTAGATTGTCTGACCAAGATATTGAGCGAATGAAAAATGCTTTTCCCAATCTTCCTTATGACAGTGAGGAGCAAAAGGCTTTAAGTTGGGATATTTTTTTTGATACAGTAAATAATGTTGCACAAACATATGGTGCTTCTCCAGTTCCAAAAGAACAATTTTTTAATGAAAAAGATTATTCAGTTCTTAAAAATATCCCTGGCAGTTCATTTTATCAACAAGTTAAAGAGAGACAACAAGCTATTCAGGCAATCCAATCTGGAAAAGATGCTAAGAAAATAGCTGATATATTCAGATCAAGAACTGGGCAAGAACTCAATGGATAATTATTATATGAGTGAAGAAAATCCATACATGAAAGTTGATGAAATCCAAAATCCAGAAACATACCTTCAACGTATTATTAGACAATCTCGTGGGTCAGGGCAAGCATTTGGTAGCTTTGCTCCGTCTACAGGACAAGAAGGTTTAGATCTAGCCAAAGTTATCGGAAGGCAATTCCCAGGCACAAGAGAAGAATCAATAAATCCACTCCAACAAGGAGCTATTGGGATGGGGGCTAATATTGCTGGACTAGAAAAATCTAGTCCTTTAATCCCAGAACCCGAAACAGAATTTGGCAAAAATTTAGAACTTGCTTCCGATGTTGCTCCTTATGCTTACGGCGGTATAAAAGGAATTGAAAAAAGTCCAAAAGCAATAAAAGGAATTTATGAACTATTCAGTCAATCTGCCCAAAAAAGAAAATTGAGTGATGTGGCGAGGCGTGGTGCTGGTGAAGTTGAACAAAGATTTAGAAATTTGTGGGACGAATTCCATACTAAATTTGGTGAAGGTCTTAATAAGATGAAACCAAAAGTTACTAACCAAGATTTTGCAGATTCTTTAAGAAAAGCAGCAAATGATCCTGAACTTGGAACAAAAAATATTCCGGGCTCTGGTGCTGAATATATGGAAAAACTAGCTAAAGAATTTGAGTCATTAAGCACATCTAGATTTGATCGTTTATATACAGGTAGGGAACTTCATAAAAATGTTAAGGATATACAGTCTAAATTGGATGATGTTGAGTCTGCTATTTTTAGAAAACACTTACTTGAAAAGTTACCAAAAGAATACAATGCTTTAAGAGAAGCACATAAACCTATTTATGACTTAGCAAAGAAAAAGAAATTGCTTTCTAAAGGTAAATTAAAGTCTATCGGATTAGGAAATGTTGGCGAAGAGGAAGTATCTGATTTGAGAAAAGTTGAAGAGTCATTTGGTAGGTTGAATGTTATTAAGAAGTCCATCAGAGCTGGTAAGAAAGTTGGTAGAGCTGGAGTCCTAAAAGAACTTGCTAAATTAGTCGGATATGGGGCTGGTGCTACAGCTATTGGTGGTGGGTTACTTAATAAGTTTAATCAATAAAAATATTATTATTTATCACTTGACAGATAAACATATATAATATAATATATATGCAATATGCAGGAAGGTTTATCTTATCTCTTTAATACTTCTCTTGGTAATCTTCTAGTAATCTCTTTCCTCCATTTATCCGCTTGGATTTATTGTCTCACATTAAAAAGTTGGGTTTCTGACGATATTGAAGGAATTGCAAAATTCTCGGATCGTTTTTTGCAAACAAGAGACAAAAACGGTATTTTCCTTAAAGAAGAAACTATTAAAAGTTACCAGCAAGAAACTGGTGAAAAAGATAAGGACGGGAAACCTGTAACAGTTGAAATCAGAAATACTCAGTTTAACAAGTATCTTGGGTTTCCAGCATCCATCATGCGATGGATTCGATTAAATTATGGGAAAAAATTTGTAAAACTAGGAGTCAACAAAGACAACCATCCCATATATGGATATTCTCAAAGTGTAGTCAAGCATCATCTTCTAAACATATTATCTCAATGGATAGTTTTAGTTCTTCTTTATAACTTTTTAACTCCTTTAATTGGAACAAAACTGTCTTTTTTATCAACGCTTATCTTTTGTCTGCATCCGTGTCTTGTACAATGTGTCGGATGGATTTCAGGCATCAACTACGTTTTTTCCTTAATTGGGACTCTCACGACCTTAAATGTTGTCCAGAATTTTGATAATCCAATTATTGTTTACCCAGCTATAGTTCTTTCTACAACTTTTTCAGCTATGACTCTACTTCCTGGTTGTTTCACATTTGTCATTCTATTGTTTCTTGGTTTCTGGAAAGAAGCGGCAGTAGTGGGTATGATTGGATTATATATCTTATTAAAGATCGGGAAATGGACTGTTAATTATCGTATAAAAGCTTTTAAAGACCAAAATATGCAGAAGTCAACGTTCATTACATTTAGAAAACCCATTGTGATGATTAAAACATTTTGGTATTACATTAAACTTATTGTATGGCCGAAACGTCTTGGACTTTTCCATACATGGGGATATCACTTTGATGAACCTATTGAAAAAGTTGATCGTGAATTTTGGTTCGGACTTATCTCTATAGGAATCGTTTGTTCACTGTTTTTATTCTTTCAGTTTCCATTAAAATTTGCGGTTTTATGGTATTTTACATACCTTGTTATTTTCAGTAATTTTATAACAGCCCAACAATTTGTTTCGGAAAGATATGTTTATACATCCCTGGTTGGTTTTTCGATTATCCTTGCTTATTTTATTCAAGATTATCCTGTTTTAATAGCTTTTATACTTGGAATCTACATAATGCGGATTTGGATACATCTTCCAACTTATAAAAATGAGGTTAGGTTTTATGAGTCAAATTGCTTCAATTTTCCAGATTCTGAAGTTGCAATGGGGAACTTGGGAGTTTCTTACTTGAATCATGGGTATCATCACAAAGCTTACGACCAATGGCTTGAGGCAACACGCCAAAATTCGACTTATGATGTACCCTGGTATAACCTTTATTCTCTCACAAAACAAAATGGCGATATTATAAATGCTAGAAACTTCTTGTCGGAATGTCTCAAAGCAAAAATTATTCACTTTAGAGAACAATGGGAAAAAGAACTCAAAGAAATTGATGCCATAATTGCTCAGGCAGTTTCGGATGGAAAAATCAAAGTTGTCCAACAACCCAAATAAGATTATTTTTAGTTGTATCATTCCTGCCTCTGCCAAAGACTTAAAATCAGATAAACTAAAAGATTTAATAGATTCAATCAAGGCACAGGATTTTCAAAAAGACCTTGTTGAAATAATTATAGTGACTAATTTTAAGGAACCACTAACAGAAACTCTCCATCATAATTTGGAAGGAATAAAACTTTATTTTACGGATGGAGATTCTGAACAAGCTAAATCGGAAGGTATAAGAGTTTCCAAAGGTAAAATATGTACTATGTTTTGTACTGACAATTTTATAGTTTCAAGATTTTTGTTTAAAATTGTTTATACTCTTTTTTCCAAACATGACGTAACAGGAATTTATACAAAATACTACACTTGCAGTAAAAACGATAATTCTTTAAATAGATACTTTTCTTTAATCGGAAACAATGACCCGATTGCGTTTTATCTTGGGAAAAATGATAGATTGCCGCATTATCAAGGAGATGAAGAAGTTGTTATGGATTTAGTCGAATTTAAAAACAAAGTTCCATCTTTAGGGGATAATGGTTTTTTTTATCTCAGAAAAAAAATAATTGAAACGAACTTAGACCATTACTACCCGATGGACAATGCTGAGGATTTAAGAAAAAAAGGAAATTATACTTATTTTAGAATATTCCCAGCAGTTTGGCACAGAACATCAGACTCCTTAATCTCGTTTCTTAAAAAGAGGTACAAATATGCAAGAGACTTATACAGTGACCGTAGTGATAGACGGTGGAGAATGGTCGATACAAAAGAGGATAAGTTTAGACTTGCTTTGTTCATCTTCTATACTCTCACAGTTATTCAGCCCCTATATATCAGTTTTAAGGGATATTCCAAAGTACGTGACATGGCATGGTTCTGGCATTTCCCAGTCTGTGTCGGATTCCTCATTATCTACACCTTCTTAGTTTTAAGGAACCTATTTAAATATGGAACATTATTCCAATGCCGAAAGCAAGTATTATTATCCCGACCCTTGGCAGAAGCCAAAGTCTGAAAAAATGTGTAGAAAGTATAGAAAATCAAACTTTCAAAGATTATGAAATTATTCTTATTACCCAAGAAGGTGAACTTGCAAAACTTCGTAATGAAGGAGCGAAAAAAGCAAGCGGAGAATATCTTATATTTATCGACGATGACGTTATCACAGATCCCGAATGGCTTGAAACAATTATCAAGACGTTTCAGGATTCTCGAACCGTCTATGGAGTTAGTGGGTTGTCTATTATTCCTCTTGAATACAGAAAGAATCGAGATATCTTTCGTTTCATATTCTTTAAGTTCCTATACGATAAAATTTTCTGTCATGGGCAAGAATACTTACCTGGTTTCGTTACAAGGGCAGGAGCTTGGACGACTGGAGCATCTAATCCTAACTGTAATTATGAAGGTGAGGTCATGTTTCTTGAGGCTTGTAACATGGCTTTTAGAAAAGATGCCTTTGAACGGTGTAGAGGATTTGACGAGTCGTTTCGAGGAGTAGGAGATTGGAGTGAACCAGATCTTTGTTACAGAATTAGGAAACTTGGCGGAATACTTAGATTCACACATAAAGCAAGGCTATACCATTTGCCGAGTAAAAGCGGAGCCTTTAGTAAACGAAAACGGGAAGCAAAAACAAGATTGTCAAATTACCTTCTATTTTCGAGAAGATGGGTTAAACCCTGTTTTATCCATAGTCTATACAAGTTATTCTTGAGAATTTATTATGCGATTAAGACCACTTAATGATAATTTGGTTGTGAAACTAGATGAGGATGAATGGGTTGGAATGAACAAACCTGAACTTGTGGAAATCCCTGAATCTAGCATAGGTTGGTATGTAAAAAAGTCAAGATGGGGGACAATTATTTCTTGGGGAAATGGATGTAAAAATACTTACAAAATAGGAGAAAAAGTAATGTTCCAATTTTCTAGTTTTAGACCTGGAATTAAAACAGAAGATGGAGATTGCAGGATAGTTATGGAACAAGAACTTTTAGCAAAGGACGAAGATGTTAGACCTTAAACCATACGGTGCTTTTATAGAAAACACAATAAGACCTCTTGTTGAAGAATTTCATATTCTATTTAAAGAACTTCAAAAAGTTGGAGTAAATATATCCAAAGAAGATGTGATGAAATTAGTTAAAATAGTAGCCAAAGAACATTTCAAATGTATGCTTCTTTGGTCAATTACTGCGATTATCTTATGCGCTATAATCTGTAATACTCTATGGAAGATTTATCAGTAATAATTCCTTTTTATGAGGAAGATCATAGAACTTTAGACAAAATAATTAAAGAACTAGAAAAACATGATATTGAAGTAATCGTGGTAGATGATGGCTCGAAAAATCCGTACAAAAAATCAATCAAGCATGGAGAAAATTTCGGATACGGCTCAGCTTTACTTACAGGCATTAAAAACTCAACAAGACCTCTTATTATCACAATGGATGGTGACGGCCAACATACGGTTGCGGATGTATTTAATCTCTATGTTGCTTGGCAAATTATAAAAGATTGTGACCTTCTGATTGGGTCAAGACGATTAAAAAATGAGTTATGGTACAGAATGTATGGTAGAAAATTTCTTAATTTGATTGCATCTTTAATAACTGGTTTTTATTTTCAAGACTTAAATTCTGGAATGAGAATGTTTAAGCGTAATATTGCGATAGGGTACTTTCCTATCCTTTGCAAAAAATTCTCTTTTACAACAAGTCTTACGATTTCGATGCTTTGTGATGGGTATAGGGTTGAAAGTTTTCCAATTCGAGTCGAACCAAGAAAACATGGGAGAAGTCATGTCAATGTTTTAAAAGATGGATTAGTTACACTTTATTATATTTTATATACTGGGTTAGCTTTGAGAACTAGAAAGCTTCGCGCTTGGCTAAGAAAAATCCGATTTTCACGGTAGATTGGGAATCTTGGTGGGATGCAATTCCTCAATATGTTTATGACAAAAAAGATGATAGAATTTACGAACCTACGATATTTCTTCTTAAAGTATTGGATATATTTAGTGTCAAGGCTATATTTTATATTTTAGGATCAACTATGATTAGAAATCTTAGAGTTTATGATACAATTATTAAAGCCGGACATATCATTGGGACTCATGGACATTTCCATAGACATAATCTTTATATTGATCATCCTTTATTTAGATCTCCTTATTGGGATACTACTCCTATGCCTTATCCGCCAAGTGGCGGATTCTTTTTTAGGTTATTACCTTTTAATTATATTAAATGGGCTATAGAAAAAAGTGGAGTATTTTGGATTCATCCTCATGATTTAGACACTAAACATCCTTATGTCGATAATAAGTGGATTAATTTAAAAAGACATATTGGTTTAAAAAAATCTAGATTAAAATTATTTAGATTACTTTCGGAAGTGGAATTTGGCGAACCATCCAAAAATTAAAGGAGAACCCGAAGATGAAAAGATGGTACAAGATTACGTATCCAGGTGGTATTCGATTCGTTATTCTGGATCAGGTTTTTTGTACCATTCTAGGATTGTTACGGAAATGCTTGATGGCATTAAATTCAAGGATGGAAAATATTCTGATAAAGTTCTTGACGTGGGGTGCGGTATCGGTTTTGTGTCTCAGTTATACCCTAATTTTGATATTACAGGTATCGACATATCTGATGGTATGCTTGAGAAAAACCCTTATAAGTGGATCAAAGCTCCTGCTGAAAAGATACCTTTTGAAGATAATACTTTTGATTTTGTCATTTGCCGTTCTTTGTTACATCACCTCGAAAATACTACTGTTGGCCTTCGAGAAATGGTAAGGGTGTTGAAAAAAGGCGGAAAGTTTATTTGTTGGGACCCAAATGCTGGATTTTTTGCAACTTTTATAAGAAAACTGTTTCAAAAAACTAAAAGATTCAGTCATCTTCATCATTCTTTTAACGATATTGAATTGTATAATTTAATAAAAGAATCTGGCTTGAAAGTAGAATGGGCTAGGTATATCGGATTTCTTGCTTATCCATTGACAGGATTTCCAGACATTTTCAATTTTAAGGTTCCGATTTGGCTTGTCCGAAAATTGATTCAACTTGATAATTTATTATCTTATTCTCCTTTCAAAAGAATAGCATGGAGTTTAATGATTAAAGCAACAAAAGAATAGAAATATGGTTAAAATACTTTATGAGTAGTTTATACGGTGATAGAGAAATACCAAAAATCGGAAAAACCATTACTATCGGAAAAGAGCTTGGCTATGAAAAAGTTAAGCTAGAAAATCAAGAATTTGATAAATCTCCTAAAAATTTAAGAATTCTTTTCATAAACCCACCAGTTGACTTTTCCGTATTTTATTCCGACATGGATTTATCAGATACGAAAAGCAGTAGTCCTCCTATAGGAATACTTCATTTAGCTGCTATTTGCAGAGAATACGGATATAAGGTTTTCTTGCTTGATGCCCACGCTGAAGGTTTTGATATACCCAAAATAATGCGGAGAATAGAAGAATTTGATCCGCATATTGTGTGCTTAACAGCCATGACTATTATGATTGATGCTTCCGCTGAAATTGCAAAGGTTATAAAAGAAAGATTTCCTAGAATTATTACCATGATCGGAGGGGTTCATATTACAGCAGAACCTTTAAAAACTTTAGAGAAATATCCACAATTTGATTATGGTGTTGTCGGAGAAGGAGAACTTGTATTACTTGATTTTTTAAATAGTCTAAATTGTGGAATCGGAAATAGTAGTGTGCAATCCCTTGTCTGGAGAAATGGTGATAAAATTATCGTAAATAGCAGGAGAAATTTCTATAAAGATTTGGATGATTTTCCGTTTCCTGCATTTGATCTTGTTGGTGAAAAATTATTCAGTCATTATAGACTTAGCGTATTTGGAACAAAACATTTTAGAAGTATTGGACTTGTCACAAGCCGAGGTTGTTCGGGGTATTGTTCTTTCTGCGATCTTGGAGTAGTCGGACGAGGATACCGAATTATGACAGCTCCATATCTAATTAAACATTTAAAAGAACTTAATAAGCAATATAAAGTCAATGATCTTCTTTTCTATGATGATATGTTTACAGGAAACAAGAAAAGATTAGTCGATTTTTGTGAGGAAATGATAAGAGAAGGAACTCCTTTTACATGGAGTTGTTGTTCAAGGGTTGATTTCGTATCTTATTTGGATGTTTTAGAACTTATGAAAAAGGCGGGTTGCCACGCAATTGAATTCGGAGTCGAGTCCGGTTGCCAAAGAATTCTTGACTCGATACGCAAAAATGTAACAAAAGAGAAAGTTGCCCATGTTATTAATATGGCTACAAAAGCAGGAATTACTACAAAAGCTAATTTTATTTTAGGTCATTTGGGTGAAACTTTTGATTCCATTGAAGAAACTATTGAGTTTGCAAATCAATTAAATGTTTGTTATGTTCAACATACTCATCTTGTACCATTACCTGGTTCTGAGATTTATGAGAAAGCCCATAAATACGGAACATTTGACCCATCCTGGTCTAAAATGAATACACTTCTTATCAATTTTATTCCTAAAGGTTTTACAAGAGAAGATTTAGTTTACTACTCTAAAAAGTTTTGGAGAAAGTTTTATTTAAGACCTAGAACTATTATTAGAGAACTTAAAAGAATTGATGGGTGGGAAGATATTTTGAGGCTTTTCCTAGCCGTAAAATCTTTTCTGAAAGTTGCTTTGTTTAGAAAGAAAACTTTGGGATAATTCATTAAATATGAATATATTGTTTGTAAATCCTCCAAGCCCAGATAATTTCATATATATCAGGGACATAAACCGTTCTGGCCGAAAAAGTAAAGAAAGAACTATTTGGCCTCAAACAAGTCTTGCGATGATGGCAGCTGTATTCCCAGAAGATAACTGTAAAATCTTAGACTGTATTGCAGAGAAAATTAGTTATAAAGATTTATTTGATAAAATGCAGGAATTCAAGCCGGATTGGGTTGTTTTCAATCCAATCAGTTCAACTGTAACCCATGACATGATTGTGGCCCATTACGGAAAAAGTCTTGGGGCAAAAACAGTGGCAATTTCGCCGCATACTAAAGCCTTGAGGAAAGAGTCTCTTGAACGATATAAAAGTCTTGATTATTCTGTCGATTACACAAAGGACGGTACAGAACCTGAATACAATTTGCGAGAACTTATCAAAGGAATTAGCGCGAAAGACACCAAATTTGAAGATTTGCCGCCAGCTCGTCAGGACTTGCTTCCTATACACAGATACTCTCTACCATTTATCGGACAAGGATATACTTTCGTCATTACTAGCAGAGGTTGTCCCTGGAAATGCATTTACTGTAGACAAACGGTAATGAACGAAAGTAAAGTTCGTTTTCGTCCGGTTTCTACGATTATCGAAGAAATAAAAAAGTATAATCTTCGCAATATTGCTTTTCATGCCGATACAGCCACTATGAATAAGAGGTGGATTTATGAGTTTTGTGATGAAGTGGACAAACTTCCATTCAAAGTTAGGATTGTTACTAATAGTCGTGTGGATACTATTGACTATGATATACTTGTTAGGATGCGAAAATCTGGATTCTGGATGGTTTGTTATGGGATTGAATCGGGTGACGATAAAATTTTAGCTATGAACAAAAAGGAGGCTACTTGTGAACAGGCTAGAAAAGCAGTTGAATGGACAAAAAGATCAGGGATGCGTGTGTGGGGATATTTCATGCTTGGAATGTATGGGGACAGCCCTATTACTATGCAGCGAACTATCGACTTCGCTTGCGAACTTGCCCCTAACATCGCTAACTTCGCTATCTCAGCTCCCTATCCTGGCACAGAATGGGGTGAGATTGCAGAAGCTAAGGGATGGCTTGTTGATAAAAGATGGGAAGCTTACGATCAAAATTATTCAGCGCAAGTCTCGCAACCAAAATGTGACATTTCAACAATCAGAAGATTCCAGAAAAAAGCATATTTACGATGGTACTTCTCTTCGAGAGGAATTCGATTCTTATTATCAGGATTTCGACCTGAATATTTAGGATACTTTTACAGCACCATAAAAGACCATTTAATATGAAAAATAATTACGACGACAAAATAAAAGAGTTTGTTAAACTTTCTGATTCTTATTCTATTAATAAAGATGATTTCTTAAACGATATGAAGATCCATTGGAAAAAAGTAACTGAATTTGAATGGTGCAATCAAAAAGATATTCCTATCCATGTAAATATTAAAATTAAAGGAAAAATTTTATTTAGGATATGTTATTGCAAGTGACTCCTTATGCCCAATTTGTCAAAAGACTCCCATCCTGGCTTTATAAAATCTCAGGACAATTCTACATCAAAAAAGATTTCCCTCGCCACATTTTTATCGAAACAACAGCTTCCTGTCAGCTTAAATGTAGCTATTGTCCAAGGCAACAAATCAGCGAAAATATGGATTTTGGACTCTTTCGGAAAATTGTCGATGAGGCTAGTCAATATGGATCTCGAAGCTTTAGCTTACACCTTTTTGGTGAACCGCTCCTATATCCCAGCTTCTTTGAAGCTGTCCGTTACATCAAACAGAGGAATAAAAGCAACACTGTCCTTATTACCACGAATGGGCTTAAACTCAATGAGTGCATCGACGATTTTATATCTTGTGGGATTGACCAGACTTACTGGACATGGCGACCAGAAACAAAGTTTAGAGAGTCCACCTTACTGAAACTTAGGAAATGGAAAAGATTTAGAGTTCGTTTTATAAATGAAATTACACCGAAGAGGATACTTGAGAAATGGTCGGATTGGCCAAACATAGAAAAAAGAAGGATGCACAATTTTGGAGGATGGATAAATCTCCTAAAATTTCAGAAACAAAATGTTCATTCTGTTTTAGGGAATTCAATAGACCGTTGGCCATGTTATCATCTTTGGCTCGCTCCTGCGGTTGCTTGGAACGGGAAATTTCTTATGTGCTGTTCAGATCCTCACCAGAAAGAAGTATTTGGAGATATAAACAGAGAAAGTATTTCAGATTGTTGGAAAAAACTAGAAAAAGTGAAACAATCTCATCTAAAAGGTGAGTACAAAGGAATATGTGAAAAATGCGATGTTTGGAAAGTTTACCCAGATTTGTTCTTCAAATTCCAAAAAAAAGTATCTTAGACTAGATCTCAAAATTAAAAGATGGTAAAAACAATGGAATTTGTTCTACCTACAATTATTAAAAACAGTATTCAAACTTATTCTCTTGTTCCTAAAAATTCAACAGTTCTTGATGTAGGAGGTGGAGATGGAACAAAAGCAAAAAAACTTTATCCAGATTCAAAAATCTTTACTATTGACATAAAAAATGGTTGGAATGTTATGGAGAAAGGGTTACCTGAAGGAGATTGGGATGTTATTCTAGCCAATCATTTTATAGAACATATAAGTAATCCTGATTACTTCTTAGATCAATGCAAAAAGATTATGAGAGAAAATACAATATTGGATATTGGGACACCAAACCTAGTGGCTTGGTTCAACCGGATGACTTTCTTATTTGGTTATATTCCTCATTCAATGGAATTATCTACTAAATTTAATGTTGGAAAGCCTTTTGATTGGAACAATGAGGAACTTGGTGGGCACATCTACGTACATAGTTTAAGATCACTTAAAGAACTCCTAATTAATCATGGGTTTGAGATAATAACAGTAATCGGGGAGTGTTCAACATTCAAGTGTAGTCCTGTAATACTCACTTTAGATAAGATTATTACATTTATTAATCCAAATCTTTCATCAGCCATAAGAGTTAAATGCACTATCTCTTCTTAGTTTTATACTGGATAATATTCTGGCAGAAATTTCTATGGAATCCTTATCTTTTATGTACATCAGAGATAGCTTCTACATTCTTTCCGCATTGGCGTTGGATGGGAAATCAATTAAGACAAGGAATTTTTCCTTCTCAAGATAATATTTATTACAAACTACCAGGCTCAATTCCTTTTTTAGCTACATTTTATCCACCCAATCTTATCTCAGCATGGTTTGGGTCATTTCTTAAAGAAGATCATGCTTTTAAGCTCTATGCCTATATGATAATAGGCCATTTTTTATTATGTTCTATCTTTGCTTATCAGCTATTTGGTAACTTATTTGGAGCCATCACACTTGCTTATGCTGGCTATTGCATTAAGCCTAATACTCCCACTTTTGTATTCTCTGCTACATGGGTTCCTTTGGCTTTACAAGGAAGTTCAATTGGATGGGCTATGGCATTGTTTGGAGGATACTATCCGATACTGGTTTATATATTACCCATCGTAGCCTTCTTACAACCAATTAGTTTTATAACAGGTATGCTTATAGCAACACCACAACTTATACCGTTCTTGGGATACTTTAAAAGGTCAATCAGGGTTAAGGAAAAAGTGGACATAAACTTTGGGAGAGTTCCTTGGTGGAAATTAGCAGACTTAATTAATCCGATTAGAAATATCAATACTACCAATGGTGTTCTATATCCAGAAATGATGATGTATATGGGAATTGCTCCGTTAATTATTTTTTCTTGGTCTTACTGGCATATTTCTTTGATAATTGGGCTTCTAATAGCCTGCGGACTACTACCACCAATA